ATTTTTTTTCTCCTATTATAGTATAAAGAATATAGCATAAATGGGTGGTGGTCTTCTTCAACTTGTTGCTTATGGTGCTCAGGATGTTTATTTAACTGGCAATCCTCAAATAACTTTTTTCAAAGTGGCATATCGTCGCCACACAAATTTTGCTCTCGAAGCAATAGAACAAACTTTTAATGGTTCTGTAAATTTTGGTTCACGTGTTACTTGCCAAGTGACTCGTAATGGTGATTTAATAAACCGTGTTTATTTCTACGGGCAAATAAAAAATACATCCGATAATGCTTCAACTGGTGATGATAATAATGCTCTTGCATTAGTTCCATTCTTTGGATTAAAATTATTAAAAACCATTGAACTTGAAATCGGAGGTCAACGTATTGACAAGCATTATTCTGAATGGTTATATATATGGAACGAACTTTCATTACCTGTTGGAAAACGTGATGGATACAAATTAATGGTTGGTGGTGATAAATACAATCGTTCCATTATATTAGAAGCTAAACAAACATATTCATTATATGTTCCTCTTGAATTCTGGTTCTGTCGCAATGTTGGTCTTGCGCTTCCATTAATTGCTCTTCAATATCATGAAGTTAAAATTAATATTGAATTTGAAACTGCTTCCAACATGGTTGATACTGGTAATAACTATTCTGATCGCGCTTCAACATTAAAAGATAGTGCTGGTGGAGATATTTCATCCATATCTAAAACTATTAATTCTGCATTAGCAGGAAATGTATCTAAATTAGAATTAACTTATGGTTCTCTATGGGTTGATTACATTTTCTTAGATACTGATGAACGTCGTCGTTTCGCTCAATTATCTCATGAGTATTTAATAGAACAACTTCAATTTACTGGTGCTGATACTATATCTGGTTCACTTGGCAGTTCTACTATGAAGAGTATCCGAATGAACTTTAATCATCCTTGCAAAGAATTAATATGGGTTATACAACCAGTCGCAACAACAGGACAAGCTGTTATTGCTAAACCATATTGGAATAATTTCACTGATCGCGCTACTGACAATCAATATATATTATCTAAAAATCCTGTAACTCTTGCTAAAATACAATTAAATGGTAATGATCGTTTCACTGAACGCGTTGGAACTTATTTCGATACCGTTCAACCTTATCAACATCATGAATATACTCCAAATGTTTTCTTCGGTGGTATTAATGTTTACTCTTTCGCTATTAAACCAGAAGAACATCAACCATCTGGTTCATTAAATATGTCTCGCATTGATACTGCTGTATTATCAGTTGCATCAAGTGTATCTGGAAATATATTAATATTCACTGTTAACTATAACGTTCTTCGTATATTATCTGGTATGGGTGGCTTAGCTTATTCCAATTAAGTAATTTAAAACGAAATTATTTTTTTATAAAAAATGAATATTTTATTCTTAATTTTTTATTAAAAGCAAAAAAAAGTATTTGAAGTTAAATTATTCATCTAATTGTACTTTATTTGGATTATATTTATATTTATTTTTTGTTGAGTCAATTGTTAATTTTAAAAATTCTAATTCTCTTTTATTTATCAATTTTTGTAATGAAATATCATGATCTACTTTGATACCATTAAATTTTACAATATCTTTTATTCGTATATTTTCAAAAATATTAATATCTTTAATTTCTCTATTAATATTTTCTATATTTTCTACTAATTTATCAAAAAGTTCTGATGTTAAACTATTGGATAAAGTAAAATAATTTATTAAATCTTTTTGTTTATTATACATAATTTTATAATTAAATAATATATCATGAATATTTTTTAATTTTTCCATATTTTCACGATAATTTCTAAATTTTACAATTGAACTTAATATTGTTAATAATGTTCCTAAAAATAATAAAAATAAATCAACAGATAATGTAATTGTTTCTTTTGAAATATAATTACTTAATTTACCAGAATTATTTTCATAATTAACTAATGTTAAACTTACAGCCTGTATAAAAGTCATAATTGTTGATATAATTAATATCAATAATGATATTCGATTATATCTAAAGTATATTAAATCATATTTAGCTGATATTATATATAAAGACGTGTTTATTTTTTTCTTATTTTCTTTAATTCCTAATAATAATTTATCTTTTTTAATAATAATTTCATTAAATATATCATTTGATATTCTATCATCATCTGTTTGTGATTCTCCATTTTTTCTGTCTTTATCTTCATATAAAGTGATTATTTTATTTGTAGCATAACTACAATATGAACTAATTGGTGTTGATGGTGTCGCAGTTGTAGTCATTTTAATTATATCGCTTTTGATATTTATTTTTGATGTTGGACGCGTATTATCATCTATTATAATACATAAATCATCATCTTTTTCCGACATCATTATATATAATATTTAATAATAAATAAAATTGCAATAAAGAATAAAACAAATATTATTATTATCAGTTCTTTCATATTATATGGTTTTTTTACAGTATAATTTGTATTGTGAATTAGATTAGATAATTCAATTGCATTTGTTACAGCAGATTCAAGAGATGTAAAATGTACTACTCCTTTTCCATTATGTGTTCCAAGTGTATATATATTTTTATTATTTGAAAAATTTAAATATCCATTATCTGGTGTTTTTATAAATGCTTCTTCGCTAGAAATCCATTTACCATTTACATATCTATTATTTATAAATAATAATGTAGGATATGGTAAATTAACATATATTTCTTTTAGTTGGCTATAAACTTCATCAAATATTTCTTTTTTATCAGTACATTCATTAGCTGTTTTATTTATATTTTTGCTTTTTTTATCAGTTATTGTTATACTACAACTAATAACAGTTTTTGAATTTCTTTCTTTAAATTTAATGTAATCAGTTAAAACAATTGCACCAATTCCCCAATCAGTATTTGTATGCATTCCATAAATTTTAGAGTCTATATCAATTTTAAATCCCCAATGAAATGTAATAGAAATATATTCCGCATATTCAGTATTAGATGCGTATTTTTTCAATATATCAAAATTTCCAAATGAATTTTTAATATTTTCAGGAGAATCTTCTAATATATTTATTAAATTTGATGGAGGTAATGCAAGAATTAATTTTTTTGTTTGAAAAACTTCATTATTATATGATTTAATTTTTATTATTGATCCATCTTCAATAATTTTATCAATTCCTGTATTTAATTTAAAATTTATTTTTCTGTTTTTTAAATAATTATACCAATATTTAAATAAACCTTCATCGTTTGGTTTGCTTGGTTGATATATTTTATATAACATACATTCATTTATAATATTAAAAAATGTATGAAATGATATTTTTTTATTATCTCCACCATCTATCATTCTACATCTTCTATCAACATAATCAATAGCTTTATTACTAAATTTATTATTTGTTAAATATTCATACATTGACATATTTATACCATAAGTTGGATCAAATAATAATCTAAAATAATCTCGCGTCAATATTAACATTTCATTGAAATTAAAATAAGATATTTCTTTAAAAAATATTTCAGGTAAAGATAAATTATATGGTTTAAAAATTTTATAAAAATCCAAATTCATCTTTTTTAAAATTTGTCTAAAATTTAAATAATTATTAAAATATATTCTAGGTCCATGTTCGCAAAAATATTTTTCATTTTCAAAAATTTGTCTATTTACTTTATGGCAACCACCAATTACATTATCTTTATCTATAATTAATATCTTCTCATTTTCATCTGCTAATGTTGCGAATGTTAATCCAGCTGGACCAGCACCAACAATTATAGTATCATATATGTTATTCATTATTTTATTTTATAAAACATTTTTTTACATATTATTATTATAGTATTTTAAAATATGGATAATAATTATGAAGTAGATATTATTTTAATAGCTATATTATTGGCAATCATATATGGATTATCACCAATTGCTTATAAATTAATTATAATTAATAATAATATTTCATTTGATATATATTTAATTTTATGTTCGGTATTATTATTAATTTTTTCATTAATATATGCAATATTTTTTAATAAAAAAATTAATTTACTTAATGAATTAAATAATATTAATGGTTTAATTATTTTTTATTTTACGTTATATATATTCTTTATTGTTTTTCTAAGTCAATTATTATTTCATATAGCTATAAAAAAGACTAAGAAAATAGCATTATTTACAATAATAACGAGTTTATATCCAATAATAACTATTGTTTTATCATTATTAGTTTATAATAAAAGAATATCTTTGAAACTAATATTAGGATTTATGACAACTATTTTCGGCTTATTTATAATGCTTAAATAAATAATCTTATATAGTTGTAGAATATATTATCATAAATGAATAACATACCTGCACCAGTTGAATATAAAACTGTTGATGAACCAAAAATAAATGTTCCAGTTGATACTTTAATTAAAGCATTAGTTGAAGCACATGTTAATATTTCTATAAATTCTTTAATAAAAGCATTATCAGATGCAAACATAAACATTATAAATGATAAATCTGTTGATATTTCAAAAAATATACCTGTTGTTAAATCAAATGATGCAAATGATATAGAACCAAAAAATAATTATATTGATACTGCAACAAGTACTTCACCGCAATCAGTTGAAGCAACTGTTGATACTCAATTAGTTGTTCCACCATTAGAAGAAGTACCAATTGAAAGTCAACTAAAAGAACAAGAAATAAATGATGTTATTTTTGAAGCCATAAATAATTTAAAGAAACAACAGCAAGCACCTGAATTACCACAAATGCCTGTTGAAGATGAAGCATCTTATCAAAAACCAACTATTGAAATTCCTGAACCTCCTCAACAACCATCACAACCAGATCAACCATCTCAACCATTACCTCCTTCTACACCAATATCTACTACAACAACACGTATACGTGAACGTATTTATTATCAACCAATATTAATTCCACAACCATTTCCAGTTCATTATATAATACAACCTATTATACAAATGATACCTCAACCAGTACAATATTTAATGCAACAATTTAGACCACCTTATTATCGATAATTAAAAAATGAATTCATTAATTTAAGAAATTAATATGCTACGTTATTCAATATTTTCAGATAATGTATACGAATCATCTCAGTTGGAAAAAGTTGTTTTAGATACATATCAAAATATTACGCATATTTCATCAAACATAAGTAATCTTACAAATTTAGTAGAATTACATTTTACTTATAATCCTATTTTAAATTTACCAAATGAAATTAATAATTTAAATAAATTAGAAATATTAAATTTGTCTCATAATTTATTTACAAGTTTTCCAGAAAATCTTAATTTAAAAACTTTAAAAATTTTAAATTTAAGTTATAATAATATTAGTTTTATTGGAAGTAATATTGGACTATTAAATAATTTAGAAACATTAGTATTGTCAAATAATACACTGAATGAATTGCCAATTGAATTTAAAAATTTGACAAATTTAAAAGATTTATTTTTAGATTCAAATAATTTTTCTATATTCCCAAATGAAATATGTTTTTTAACAAATTTGGAAATATTATATTTATCAAATAACAATATTGATAAGATTTCTTCAAATATACAAAATTTATCTAAATTAGAAGAATTTTATATTGATAATAATAATTTAACATATATAACTAATAATATCATTTTATGTAGAAAGTTATTGATATTTATTTATACAAATAATTGTATTGAATATAATTCTCCACAAATTATTAGATTTTTAAATAAAATAGATAAGATAAGTGTATATAAATTCTTATATAATATATTTAATAATGATGAATATGATATTGATTTAATTAATAAAGTAATGACAATCACCAATAAACAAATAAGAATAAATAAAAAACACTTAATTAACGAAATAATAAAAGATTGTATTTTAAAAACAGATTGTAAATTATTATTAATAAAATATTCAAATAGCTACGAATATCATCCAGTTTTATTAATACGTTTTATAGAATTATTATATTATATTTGGATTAATATAACAAAAAAGGATAAAATAAGAATAAATAAACAGTTAAAAGAAGATTTGCCATTAGAATTACAGTTTAAAGCATTATTATAAAAAATGATTATTTATATTTTATTAAATATTATACAATGAATATCTTTTACAAGTTTTATTTAATTTATTTCATGATTATTATTCCAATTATGGGATATAATCGTCAATCACTTAGAATTACATCGATCGATTTAATTAATACTGATGAATTAAAAGTTCCAATGTTTTTAAAGTTATGGCTATTAACTGAATTTATTTTAAGTTAAATTGAAAAAAATGATATTTTTTTATTTATCATTTTATTATAAAAATGAAAATGAATAATCTTATTTATGTAATTTTATTCATGATTATTGCAGATGCATTTGCATATAATAAAACATTAATCGAACATGTAGGTTATATCAAAATTTCAATAATTCATTCATATCAAATGCCATTTATTACAAAATGTTGGATTTTTACAAAAATCTTAGAATTTATTATAAAATTATTCTAAAAATTATATTTTTTACAATTAGGACATGTACCATTACATATAAATGTAATTTTAGTCCAAAATGTATTACATTTTTCACATTTATATGGTGTATATTTTTTTGATATAAAAAACATTGATTGTTTCCAATCTAATTCTTGTTTTTTAAATTCATTTGTTTTAAATTTGTTATAAATAATATTTTCAATATTCATTGTATATTTATTTAATATTTATATTTAAATAAGAAAAAGCCAAAAAATTTTGACTTTTTTTATAAGAAAATTAAACAGGCAACATCCTCACCCAAAAATAATCTGTTTGTGTTCCAAAGTGTTGTCCGATTTCACAAATTCTGCCCTGATATTTAAAAGTAATAGATGTCGCGCGTTGCATATATATTTTTTCAGGATATGTAATGAAATCAGTTATTAGCGTGTTATCAAGAAAAGTATACAACTCAGTACATATATCATCCATATCCATATCCATTTCTGATCCACATTGCATAACTGAATGATGAATTGTCTGATCCAAATTTTTAGCAACATTTTCCATAATGTAATTGCAGATAGATTGCATTTCTATATCCAATTTTTTATTTTTATTAAAATATCATTTTTATATTAATTTTATTTAAAAATTATACAAAAATAAAAAATGATCTTTATTATTTAACTAAAAGTTATAAATGAAAAACAAATTATTATATTTAATTTTATTGATTATTACTACAGAAATTGTAGCAATGAATAATTATACAAAGATTGAATTAAAACCAATAAAAACTAAATTTGATTTGTCAAATAGTTATTTGAAATGGTTTTTAGTATCACGCAAAGTTATCTTAATTTTTAGTAATAAAAAATAATTTTTTTATAATTATAAAAAGATTAAATGTCAAATATTATGATGGATTATTTAATAAAAACACGAGAAGAATTAATTAGTATATGTAAAGAAAAAGGTATTAAAGGTTATAGTAATAAAAAAAAACATGAAATTATTGAATTAATATTAAATATTAATAATAAAATTGGACCAATTGTTAATTTACCAATAAATAATGATAACTTAAAAATGATAGATTTATTTGCTGGTACTGGTGCATTTACATTAGCATTTCAAGAAACAAATAGTGTTAATGTAGTATTTGCAAATGATATGGTAGAATATTCTAAAAAAATTTATGATGAAAATTTTAATCATGAATTAACTTTAAAAAATTTAAATGATATAGATAATGAAGATATACCTAAACATGATATTTTAACAGGTGGATTTCCATGTCAACCATTTAGTATTGCAGGTCTTCAAGAAGGATTTAAAGATGAACGTTCAAACGTTTTCTGGAAAATCTTATCTATTATTGATTATCACAAACCTAAATGTATTATATTAGAAAATGTTAAAAATATTTTATCACATGATGATAAAAAAACATTTGAGATTATAAAAAATAATCTTGAAGATAAGGGATATTATATATGTTATAAAATTTTGAATACTGCTAAAATAACAGGTATTCCTCATCATAGAGAAAGAATTTATATGGTTTGTATAAAATCAAAAAGTGTTTTTGATGAATTTAATTTAGATTTTCCTGAAATTGAAAAATTAAAAATAACTAGTTTTCTTGAAACAGATGTAGAATCTAAATACTATTATACAGAAAAATCAAGTACATGGGAGCTTCTAAAAAATAATGTAATAAAAAAAGATACTATTTATCAATATAGAAGAGTATATGTAAGAGAAAATAAAAGCAGTGAATGTCCTACTCTTACAGCTAATATGGGAAGCGGAGGACATAACGTACCTATTATACTTGATAATATTGGTATTCGTAAATTAACACCAAGAGAATGTTTTAATTTACAAGGGTTTCCAAGTTCTTATAAATTACCATTATTATCTGATTCAAGCTTATATAAATTAGCAGGTAATGCAGTTTCTGTACCTGTTGTAAAATTAATAGCAAATAAACTGATTCCTTTACTACAAAAAAATAAGTGTAAATTATTTTTAAAAAATGAATAAAATATATTTAATAATATATTAAGTATATGTCAAGTTTAATACATGATAAAATCTTGTATATAAATAATTTTAATATATTATTATTTAATTATAAACAATTAATCAAAATATTTTATGACATTGAAGATTTAATTATAGATACTTATATTAATGGTAATATAAGTAATTATCAAAAAAATAATTATATCGCAATATTAATTGAAATTAAATTTAAACAATGCAAGAGACACGTTGAATATTTTAAATCATTTAAAATAAAAAAAAGCCAATCAAGATAAAGTACAAAAACAATTTCTATTTTTGCACTTATATGAGCGACGACGTTTAGATACAGAGACGAATGATGTCGTGCGGAATAGGATACGCGAACTTGTTGCTTGTTAGTAATGCAACTGTTTTGATCGTGAAATCTATCTTTTCTGTTTCTTTTTCGATGTTCTCCAGTTCAACGCCAATCTCATCAATCTCGTGGGAAATGTAATAGTTCATTATTTCGTAAGGACAATGCTGATAATAAGGATTGTCATATAGAAACGCGAAGAACCTGTCAATTTTCCTGCAAGTAGATTTTCTGAAAGTCCATTGTCTCGGATCAGATGAGAACCCAGCAGTATTAGAGAAATAATCTGTAATTTTACTAAGTTTCCAAATAACCTTTGATGAAATACACCAATTGCAAAGAACTTGTTCGCCCCATGTTCCTTTTTCGAAATAGGTGAGATTGTGGACGTTTTCAGTGAGAAAGAGTGAGAGATGATAATAACCGCTCAACAAATAATCTTGAAGAAGCATATCCATTGTCATAACAACGCGAACTTGATCCATGAGATTGATATAGATCAGATTGTCTCTTCTTGCAAAGATAACAAATAATACATTGCGGTTGTGATGAAAATAAGCACACGAAAACTCCATGATTGAAAACGGTGATCTTAACTCTGAGTTAGATGATTAACTTATTATACTTTAAATTCATTTTTTTAAAATATTTCATTATTTTTATACAATTTTAATTATAATTATGACATTGAATAGTTTGATTTCCACTTTGATGAAATTTATTAAGAACTAAACAATCAATCGCAGATTCTTTCATTAATTGATATAATATTAATATTTTTTGCATTTTAGCAATCGATTGTTGATATATAAAACGATCAATATTGTCAATATCTGATGTATCTAATTTAGGTTTTTTAGTCTTTTTTGATCTTTCTTTTTCAATTTTTAATAATTGTTTTACTTCTTTATTGACATCATCTGCTTTTTCTTTTAATAGTTCAATATTCTCAGTTAATTCTTCATTTTTAAGATTTATTTTATCAACTTCATCTGATTCTTTTTTTCCAATTTTCTTAATTTTTGCTTTATTATTTTTTATTATTTCTTTAAGTTCTTTTATTTTAGCTTTATAATCGTATTTTTGCAATTCTTCAATTTTAGCTTTAATATCATCTGAGTTATCACTAATATCTTCATCTGTATTTACATTTGTTGGTAAATCACTTGCGTATCTATGTATTGAAACATCCCATTCATCTTTTTCTAAATCAGCATGAGAACAATATCTTGCTGCTCTACCAATTGTTTGTTTATCACTAGCCCATGTTATTAATGGTTCAAAAATATGAATATGTCTTACTGCTTTTAAATCTAAACCTTCATTAAAAGTTTGCGATGCTAAAAATAAATTAACATATTCACCATGATTATTAATAGATGAATTGAATATCTTAATCATATCAGCTAATTCTTGACCTTTATTCGCACCTAATTGAGTTGTTACAGCTAAGATATAACGAGGTTTCTTAGTAGCATTAGAAGGATCTTTATATAATTTTATTGCTTCAGATTGAGTTAATCTTTCATAACCTAATTTTTCTAATTCTTTTGCTATTGCTAATATTCCATGTCCTCCATATCCACGATTTTCATAAAATGCTGAATAAATATATTGTTTTTGTAAAGGATATTTATTAATATTTTCTAATAATGCAGGTAATTTAGAACTAAATTCATTTAATGAAACATCTTTTTCGTAATTATACAACATATTTGAATATCTTCTTGCGCTAGCCCAATATTTATTTAATGTATTTGCTTTTGCTAATGATTCATAATCTTTAGCACCATCCTTAACTTCTTTATAAGCTGTAATGTATTTTTCAAATTGTTTTAATGACATTTCAAAAAATTGTGGATCATTGTTTTTAACAATAGGGAATTTAGTAGTATCACTTGACATATCAAAAAATGATATTAATCCACGGATTTTACTTTTAAATAATTCAGGATCATTTATATCATCAAAACTAATTTCAGGTATATTATTATTTTTAACAATATTTAATAATTTTATTATTTCATTTGGATTATCACCTAATGTAGCTGTTAAAATAAAAACATTTAAATTCGGATTTTTCTTTGATAATAATAATTTTTCTAACATAGCATATTGTTTTTTTTGTGTTAATAAAGGTCTAAATAAATTATGAACTTCATCAATAATTAATACACAATCATCTAAATTTATTAGTTTTTTTTCAATACGATTAGCTAGTTTAGCAAATGATAAAAATTCAACATCGCGATTTCTAAAATCTTTTTCTATTTCTTGTAAATTTTTATTATTAAATCTCTTGAATAAATTTAATCCACATTCATGAAATTTAAATGGTGGATTACTAACAAGTGCATCAACAGAACTGCAATATATGATTTGTTTTTTGGAATTCCAAAAACCATCCATTATAGCAGTAGCAGTACATGTTTTACCACTACCAGTTGAATGCCATAATAACATTCCTTTTTTATTTAGTTTTTTAGAACTGATTAATCTACAAATATTATTAACTGTTTCTTGTGGAACTGTTGGAAATTTTTGTTTAATTACAGGTTCATCAATAACACTCTTTGAATCTATAGATACACTTTTAAGATCTAAATCTTTAAAAATACTTGGAAAATATAATTTAAATATATCATCTAATGCTTTTTTATCAGTATTTACATAAGTATTATAATATTTTAAAAATTCTGGAAATTTTACATCATCTTTTATAAATTTTTTAAAAATATATTCATTATTATTTGGATTTAAGGTTTTTAAAACTTCTTGTAAATGTAATATTTTTAATTCTTCATCTGTATATTCTCTGTCAAATTCTATTATTTCGTCATCATCATTCATTATATTATCATCTTGTGCTATACATCTATTGCCTTCGCCTATTAATTCTAATGTTTCTGGTCGAACAGGATTATTATTAAAATATTCAAATAATGATTTTTCTAAATTATTTACATCAAAAATAAATTCCTTTTTAACTTCTTTTTCAGGATTTTCTTTAACATGTATTTTAGTTTTTAAAACACAATCTCTTGCATATTCTCCTGTTTGTTTAAATTGACATTTTTCATTTTGTTCGCATAATTCTTTTGCTTCTGTTAAATCAGCTGTTTTATTTACGTTATCTATATAATCTTTTTTTCTTAATAAATGTTTATTTTTTAATAAAACACCACATTTATTATCATTTCCTTCAACCCAGCAATTTCCTAAATCATAACCATTATTTCTATTAAATATTTTATTATTCCAAAAACCATTTACAGAATTACATTTATCTTCTGTAAAAACATTTTTATAATATCTCTTATATTTATCAGTTTTTTGAACTGGATTAGGTATTAATAAACGGCAATTTTTAGTTTTATCAAATGGATATTTTTCTTTAAATTCATCAACATCTTTTAAATCATAAGGATTAATATCATGTCTATCATATTCATATATTTTTTCATCTAAGTCGATATTATTACATATTTCATTTCTATCATCAATTTCTTTTCTAATTTTTTTATACCAATCTTTTTCACTCATAATATAATTTCTATTTTTAACAAATAATAAAAAATTTAAATTAAAATAAGAACAACTATTATAATTATATAAATAGATAATGCAATACTCGGCATTTCAGAATAATGAATATTATTACTTAAATCAAATATAGTATCTGCGAGTTCATCAACACCAACTTCAATAACTGCATGTTTATTTTTATTAAACCATTTACAAATTTTACGTTTATAATGAAACGGTTTTCTTTTAATTATATTAGGTTTTATATTTGATGTTTTTGTAAATAAATATAAAGCAAGTGATGCAGTTGTTGGTTCTAACATTCTCAATGCTACAATCATAATTTTATTATACTTATTAAAAAATCATTTTTTTAAATTGTTCTATTTAAATAGAAATAGATATATATAAATAATGTCATATAATGTACCAAATCATCATTCCATTAATTCAAAAAAACTAATAGAATGGTTAAAAAGATCTGATCGCGAAATACGACCAATTGCAAAAGAATTTATTGATAAAACAATTTATATTTCATATAGAAAATTTAAATCTGTTTTATATAAATGTGTTAATGAACTATTAAAGCATTTAAAATCAAAAGATAAAAATGTATTACAGTTTTTTATAACTGACGATGATGTTTCTTATAAATATAAATCTTCTTATTGGATAATTTCTCATATTCAAGAATATATGGAAAAATATCCAGAATTTAGTATAACAGTTGTTGATAATAAGAAAAAATTAGATTTTTCAAATACCATTATAATAACAGATGATGCAAGTTATTCTGGTTCTCAAATATCAGGTATTATAAATGATAATTTTTTTGATACAAAAGATTGTAATATTTATTTATTAATACCATTTATTTCAAATACAGCATTAGATGTAATAATAAATGGATTTAATGAAAATAATAATATAAATGGTATTATAAATTATTCTTCAAAATCAACATTTATTATGAGACCTATTTATGAAATAATGGATAAAGATAATATTGTAAAATTATTTAAGTATTATACAAAAGAAGGTACTAATATTCGCGAATATCCGATATATTTCGATCATAAAGTTGCAGACAATTATTCTTCATTTCCTTTAATATATACATATGGCATTGTTCCAAATGAAAAAAATAAAGATATAATTGTTAATAGTAAATCAAAAGGCATTCCATTTAAAAATATTTTTGATTCATTAGATAGAGTTGTTTTTTTAAATAATTGTGATAATACATATAAATATGATATAAATCCAGCATGTCCTATACCACCATACAAAGCTCATTTTATTAAATTAAAATCACCATCATCAACTTTATCAAAAAGAAGATCTGATAGTTTTCCTCGAATTAAAACGGTATAATTTTATAAATTTATTTATATAGATTATGTCTATTAATACAACAGGAATTATTAGATATTCTGATATTAAATCAACAATGGCTGGAACATTTACAACATTTGGTTTAAATAATATAAGAAATTTAAATACAACTATACCAAAAACAGGTGTATTCCAATTAAGAAGCATAAGAGGACAAATAGCATATCCAACAAGAAATGCTCCTCCTACATCAAAGAATTTATGTTTTTCAACTAGAACTTTAATTTCTAGTTATACTGGACCAGTTTTTAAATTACGTAGACAATCTGATAATGTTTTACAAGATTTTTATACTGATACTTTTCAAACTTATTTAACAACAAGTCCAAATAATAGTGGAACATCTTTAAATATATGGAGTAGTAATAATATTTGTTATTTACATACTTGGTATAATCAAGTTGGAAATGGTATTAATGCTATTAATACTAATAATTTAACACAACCAACAATTGTTAAAATAAACGATAAATATATAATAAAATTTGACAATATAATAAATGATTCTAAATTAACTTTGGATGATTTTGTAGAAATATCATCTGTTTTTTGTCATTTTTATACTACAAGTACAAATTTCGGTACTATACTTTCAAGTGAATATTCTCATTTAGCATTTGGTAGAGCTTCAGGTACTAAATTATTAGGAGATGATAGTTATGATCAAGCAGTTGAATTTGATTGGAGTTCGTGGTTTTTTGACAATACTACAAATTCAATTGCATATAATAATGGTGCGCCTTCAACTTTATTAACATTAAATTCATGGAATATTATAACATTATACGGACATGCTAATACTGGGTTTTCTAGTGTTAATATTTTTGATACAATTGGTTTTGATAGTGTAGCTTTAGATGTATCTGGTGTTGGAGGAGTTACAGGTGGTGGAGTGCCGGGATATTCAGGTGGTGGTAGTTATCAATATATACCTGCTTATGTAACATTACCTAGTGGTAAAATATTTGATGCTAATCCAGGAGCACAATTTGGAGGAGATAAAACATCTTCACTTAGAGGTTATATGACAGAAATTTTTACTTATAATACTGGAATACCAAAAATATTAGCAACTGATGCAATTGGATATTATCAAAATACATTATTTAATTATAATATAAATGATATATCAAGTATTGTATCAATAGTTGAAGGTGGAACTACTAAAACTTTTGGTACAACTGGAAATATTATTCATTATTCATTTACAAATAGCGTAACTAATAATAATACCATAACATTTCAACAAGATTTAAATGTTATGATTTTAATCGTAGGTGGCGGTGGAGGCGGTACTACATTTAGTAATAGAGGCGGGAAAGGTTCTGGTGGTGGAGGAGGATTTATTTATTACAATGATAATTATTTATTTAAAAAAGGTACTTATAATGTTAGTATAGGAACTGGTGGTGGAGTATGGATTTACGGTCAGGATGGGACACCTTCAACAATTACTTCTAATAATAATACAATATTATCAGCACGAGGAGGCGGAGGAGGTGTATCATATTCAATAAGTATGCAGAGTCAAGTTTATATTGGTGGAAGTTCTGGATCTACAATAATTATGAATAATACATCAAATACTAATACATATAATGGTGGTTATGGTGAACAAAGAGGTGGATATAGTGGAAACGCAAGTGCTAATCCTGCTGGGGCAAGTGCTGTTAAATCTTCTGGAAATACTTATGTAGGTGCTGATGGATTTACAACAACTATAACAGGAACTCCAATGACAGTTGCTGGCGGTGGTAGCGGAGGACCTAATGTAGAAGTAGGTCATGTTAGAACACCAGGATTGGGTGCTGATAATTTTGGAGGAGGAGGAAATGGGGAATATTTTACTTATTATTATGAGCCATATCCACGAGTACCGGCAACAAATGGAAAAAATGGTGTTGTAATAATTGCAAGATATATTACACCTCCAAATATATTAAATAGTAGTATATATTCAATAATTGAAAATGGATTATCAAAAGACTTAATTACTAATGGATCTGTTAATTATTATATATTTACAAACACTGCAAATACTGATAATAAAATAAATTTTATTACTACTACAACTGCAAAATTATTAATTGTTGGTGGTGGAGGAAATAGTGGATTTACATCAAGTACTTCACCAGGCGCAGGTGCAGGACATGTTTATTATAATAATAAATATGAATTTACTCCTGGTATTTATACTATTAAAGTTGGGAGTGCAAATAATTCATCAACATTAACAACACCTAACAATAGTGTGATAACAGCAGCATCAGGTTTTCCAGCAGATACAAATACAGTTGGAGGTAATTCAGGATCAACTATTATTACAGATGGTGTATCTGTTTCTACAACATATTTTGGAGGTATTGGTGTATCATCTCCTTCAATTAGAGGAGGTGGTGGGGCTGGTGCTGGTGGGAATGGCACTGGTTCAACTACATTTTTAGGAGGAAGTGGTTATGTATCATCAATAACAGGAACAAGTACAGTATATTCAAAAGGCGGAGATACAACTGCTGCCAATAATGTAGGAATATATGGTAGTGGAGGTCATGGTACAATAAATGGAGTACAAGGTTGTGTAATTATTGCTTTATCTTAAATAAATAAAATTTGTATAAATTAAATGACAACACCATCTGGATTAATAAAATTTTCAGATGTAAGATCTTTAATGCCTGGAACATTTACAACTTTTAACTCATCAATGATGAGAAATTTTAATTTACAAGTTCCACAATCAGGTATAATTAGATTAAGTGATTTAAGATTAAAATATCCTTTTCCAACTATTAACGCACCTGCTTCATCAGTTAATATGTGTTATTCAACTAGAAAAATAATACATACTTATACTGGTCCTTTATTCAGAGTAAGAAGAAGTAGTGATAATGTAGTACAAGATTTCTTTTCTGATAATAGACAAACATATTTAACAACTGGTAATAATAATACAGGAACATCTTTTGATACTTGGATAGGTGCAAATATAGCTTATGTTACTACATGGTACGATCAAACAACTAATAATAAACACGCTACTAATACTGCTAATAATACAACACAGCCTAATATAATTAAATTATCTAATAATTTTTACGCTGTTGAATTTAAAAATACAAATTCAACAGTACTTAATATTAGTGCAACATCAGCAAATACTATGTTTTGTTATTTTTATAATACAAATAGTAGTTATAGTAGTATTATAACATCTTCTACTAATTATCAAATACATTTTGGAGCAAATGCGACATCTATAAACGGAGATAGTAGTGCAGATGATTGATATTTTAGTGCTTCAGGAACAAAATTAGCATATAATAATGGCGCACCTTCCACAACAGTATTAATAAATCAATGGAATACATTATCTTTATCTGTAACAACATTATCACAACCAAGTAATGGTTTTAATAGAATAGGAACTAATAGTTCTACTTCAACAAGATCATTAAATGGATATATTGTTGATATGTTTTTACATAATACTCCTAGATTAGCATCAGATATGATAGCATATTATAACAATATGTTATTTAATATAATATCAGTTGTCAGTAGTTTTCCAACTACTAATGCTCCAGCAACATCTATGAATTTATGTTGTTCTGTAAGATTAATTATATCAACTTATACTGGTCCTCTTTTTAGAGCAAGAAGAAGCAATGATAATGCATTGCAAGATTTTTATTCTAATAATACACAATCATATTTAACTACAGGTCCTAATAATACTGGTACTAGTTTTGCTACATGGGTTGGTGCTAATAATGCTTTTATACATACTTGGTATAATCAAAAAGGAAGTAATCATCCTATTAATACTGTTAATGCATCACAACCAAGAATTCAATTAAGAAATACTTATTATGTAGTATTTTTTGATAATAATACAAGTGATTCTAGATTAACTATTCCGACAGAAATAAAAATATCAGCTGTTTTTTGTCATACTTATAATACTAGTACAAATTTTGGTGCAATATTATCTGGATTTACTTATCACGTTGCATTTGGTGGTAATTCTGGTATTAAGTTAACTGGTGATGATAGTTATGATGGTAATGTTAGAGTTGATTGGAGTTCTTGTTATTTTGATAATGGAACAAATTCATTGAATCATAATAATGGTGTATCATCATTAACTTTAAATTTAAATAATTGGAATGCTATATCATTATATGCAGCAAATAATGCAAGCACTGTAGATTTGCATTTTGGTATTAATTTAAATACTATTGGATTTGATACTATAGAATTAGATGAACCTGGTATTGCTGGATATACAGATAATCGAGCTTTACTTAGTGGAAAAATATATAATGCAGCAGCAAATTTAGAATATTTTGGAAATAGAACAACATCATTTAAAGGGTTTATGACAGAAATAATAACATATAATACTGGAATACCAAAAATATTAGCAAGTGATTCTACAGCATTTTATAATAATAGATTATTAGTAACTTAATTAATAACAAAATGTTTTAACTACATAAAATGGCAATTGTATTTTACAAGACTTTTTTAATTTATATAGAAACCATTATATTATTATTACTAGGTTCAATTTTATAAATATAGATATAATCTTGAATAGCATTATAAATATCATATTGAGTAATGTCTGTTATTTCATTAATATCTTTATAAGTGATATTAAAGATATGAAATGTATCACCTTTAATTATTTTTGATTCTTTTGTAATATTAACATAACTCAAAACTAGTCTTGTAGGATTTTTAGATATTGCAATATGAATTTCAGTCTGACACAATGAATTTAGTCCTTGGATAATATCATTTGGAGATATTTCATTAGAATATCCATAATAAACATTTTTTGGTTTATGGTTTCCAATAATTGACATATTTTTTTTAACTTTTTTATATTCAAATTTTAATTGAATATTTGAAAAAATAAGAAATAAATCTTTTTTGCTATTCCATTTAAAGCAAAACATTTAAAGAAAATATTAAAAATCTTTAAATCATTTTTTTTGATAAAAATCATTTGCAATTTGTTTAAAATTATCTATTTTATTTTTATCCATTTTTTCCAATAATTTAACTTGAAACGCTGTTCCATAAATTTTTTTTAATATATCTTTATTTGTGTAAACAAAATTCCAATATAAAGCATCCCAAATATCAAACCATTTATTCTTTTTATAATCACTCATTTTTTTAACATAATTTGATGATGATAAATAAGGTTTTGTCATCATACTGATAGAAATTAATGAATATTGAGACATACCATATACATTTGGAATCATAACCCATTCATATGCATCTATAAAACAAATCATAAACCAATCATATACATCATCTGGATCTATTTGTGAGATTAATGCAAAATTACCAATTATCATAAGTCTTTCAATATGATGCAAATATGCATATTTTTCAACTTTTAAAATCATATCATCAATTATATCAATTTTTGTTGAATGCGTATACCAAGTTTGAGGTAATTTATTTTTATTAGATTTAAATAAATGTTCTTTTTTCATATCATTTCCATGAAAATGATAAATAAATCGAACATAACTTCTCCAGCCTATTAATTGACGAATAAAAGCTTCTACTGTTATTAATTTTTCTTTTGTTGGATTATTATTATAATATTTGAGAATTTCTTTAATAATTATATCAGGCGTAATTAAACCAATATTTAACATTGGTGATAATACTGAATGTGAACCAAAAACAACATTTTTAGATATACCATCTTCATATTTACCAAATGTATCTAATTTTATTTCAATAAATTTTCTTAAATGTTCTAATGTTTCATCATGTGTTATTGGATAATAAAAATCAGAAATTAATCCAAAATTATTTTTAAAATGTTTTTTAACATATTTCTTAGCTTCTTCTATATATTTATTATTATAAGTAATTATTTCCGGTTCTTTATATTTACTATCAAAACGATTACGATTTTCTTTATCATAACTCCAATCTCCACCATCTGGTTGATTATTTGTTATTAATAAATTTAGTTTTTTACGTTGCCATCTATAAAAACTTTTATCATGATAATAATTTTTTTTATTTGTATTTTTATTTCTATATTCAGTTAGTTCTTCAATTGTTTCAATAAATGATGGTGTATCATAAATAATTAATTCTTTATTTGCTTTAAATGAATGAAGAAGCTCAATTATAGGTTTATCAACTGGATCAAATAAATGTATATTATTTTTAAATAATTCTTTATAATTTATTTCATTATATTCTAAATATTTAACATTTTTATATTTTTCATTTAATCTATCATAATAATATTTCATTGATGCGCGATGAAATATTAATTTTTGTTTATGAAACTTTTTTGAGGTAAAATAAAATGGTTCTTCTAATAAAAAAATAGCATCCATTTTGGCGAGATGTATATTAACATCAAATAATTGAGTTGGGTATATTATAAATATATTCATTTTAATATATAAATGAAAAAAATTAAATAAATATAATAAGATGTCATTGGATTTTTATCAAAATATTAATAATTTTATTATATATATCAGAAATAACAGAAAAGATGAAAATATTTATAATATAATGAGTAATCATTTAGATGATTTGATGAGAACAAATACAAAAGAACAAAATATATTAATAATAAAATATTATTCAGGTAGTATAAATGAAGCAATAAATAAACATTTTAATTTATTTGGATTATTTAGTTTTACTGATATTGACAATTTTTATGATAAACTAGCATTTGTATCAATATATGACAATTTATGTGATGAAATACATTCTAATGCTTCAACAGAGGAAAGTTTTGAAATATAAAAAATGATTAAGATAAATTCATTAATATTATTAGATGTCTAATAAAATAGATGAAGATGAAATTTATAAATTAGTTAAATATAATTATTTTAAATATGATTATAATTATAAGAAAAATTCTAAATTAATTATTCAAAATCTACATAATGAAATAAATATACAAAAACACCAATTAGATTTTCTTATAAGTAAAATTTTTTGTAAGAATAAAAATTATAGAAAAGAAGTAAGTATTAATTTTAATCAAAAATTTATGCCACAAATTGGTAAAGAAGTTTATGTAAAATATCCAGATAGAATAAAATTATTCGAAAATATATTAGTTTTATTAAAAACAAAAGATAATGAAATTAAAGAAAAAAATAGAGTAATTGATAACTATAATTTATTCTTTAAAATAATTATAGTTATTAATTTATTTATTTATATTTTTTTAAAAATTATTATATTATAGATAACAATGTCAATATTTGGGGATCCTGAAATAGTTAAAACTAAAATTATGGAATATTTAGAATTTAATGAAAAAGAATATAACACATTCATAACAGCTTTAAAAAAACATAATGCAGTTATTGCAGGAAGTTTTGTATTATCTTGTTTTAGTGATTTTAAACCGAATGATATTGATATATATATTACAAATAAAGATATGATGAATTTCCCCAAAAAATTACCAGGTGATTTATCACCAGTATCTTTAGATTTTATATCTAAATATGATAGTTTAGGTAAAAAATATGTTATGCGAATGTTATTTTATAAATATAAAAATTATAAACCCTACAAGAATATTAGTATGGATGTTGTTATCGTTGATGATAGCTATACAATAGATCAAGTTATTGATAATTTCGATTTATCTTTTTGTAAAATATGGTTTGATGGTGATAATGTATATGCTACTCATCCTAATGATATAAAAACAAAGTCTGGTTCATTAAACAAAATATATACTAATCAATATTATAATGCAATTGAAAAAGGTTATGAAAGTAGTGATTTAATATGTTCGAGAAATAAAAAATATACAGAACGAGGTTTTAAAATAAAGATTGACAAAAAACCAACTACTTTAACTGTTTCAGATGATGAAAGTGCGCCTGTATTAGTATCAAATAAATTCACACATGAAAATCATGTTATAAAAATGATATTACAAAATTTTACAAATAATTGTATTACAAAATATTTAATAGATGATATTTCATCTTATAGTAAATATATATCTAAATATATTGGTATGTTTTATTATACACAAGATTATGATCCAATTCTTTATATTAAAAAAATAACTTTATTTAAATTTTACTTTATTTCTATGTTTAAAGAATTTACATTTGATGAATATATAAAAAACTTAAATAAATTTTTTAAAAATATAACTTTAAAAACTATTTATAAAATTGCTTTATATTCATTAGAAGAATATTTATATTTTGTACATGATATAAATATACATTATGATTTTGATAATTATGATATGAAATTTACATATACCAATGGTGGTGCTATTAAATCATTAACACCAACACAAACAAGTGTAGTTAGATTTATTATTGATAATAAATTAAATAGATATGAAGATTACAGATTTACAAGATATATTGATAGTTCATATATTAAGCTAGACAATCCTGTTTTGCATGATAAATTAATAGATATAGATTATATTGAACCAGAAAAACTTAGAGAAATTTTACAAATAAAGAAAAAATGTATTAAATTAATTACTAAACAAGATGTAAAAGATTATTTAGAAAAATCTAAATTAACAGGATTTGATTTAATAAATTGCGAACAAGACGTGAATATATCAAAATATTTATCTGAAAATAAAGAAAATATTATACTTGTTGTATTATCAAAAGATATACCATCAATTACTTGTATTTCTAAAAAAGATTTAGATAGTATGATATCAGATATTAATGATAATTGGTTTTATGATTGCGACTTAATGAATAATCCTAAAATTTTTGCAAGTGATATTATGCAAACAGTTCACTATAAAGAAAATTATTATTTACTTCATCCATATATTAAAGTACCATTAGCAGCAGGAACATTTTATATTGAATATAATTATATTTATAGTTTATTTATGTCAAAACATCAAGTATTTTTTGTATATCCAAAATATAATTTGACTCGTTCTGGATCTAAAGTTCAAGAAGAAATAGTTAAATCAGTTTCATTTAAAAATACAAAATATGGAATTTCAAAAGGAATTGCTAATTATGTAAGTGCAAATCATTGTCAAGATGGTTCAAATATTAAATTATATGAAATAAAGTCTTTAAAACTTGACACAAAGAAATCTATTAAAAAAGTTAAATCTTCTGCTAAAACATCATCGCCTTCAACTAAATCATCATCAACTAGATCTTCGTCTGCTAGATCTTCTTCTGCTAGATCTTCTTCTGCTAGATCTTCGTCTGCTAGATAATGTATAAATTTTGATATTTATGGATAGATTTCACTGAATTTTTTTGAAATGGTATAACTTCATTAAAATTATAGTTATAAATTACTTTATTATCAGTAATAAATTGAATTTTTGGTTCTTTTCTCTTAGAAATAAAGCCACAACTTTTTATTTTTTTTATAAAATCAATAAATTCTTCATTGGTAATTTCTCTATTACAAAAAAATTCAAGTGTTTTTGTAATATAACACAAATCATCTTTTGAATGAAGATTATCTTCATATAAAATAGCAATTTTTGTTATATATTCGTCTGTTTTAAATTCAGAATTATTAAATGATTTAGTATTTATTTTTTTATTATTAATTGTCAAATCTTTTTGAGTAGTACAATTAATTCTTATTTTAAATACAGACATTTTTATTTTAATTTATAAATATTTGTTTATATATATATTAACTACACTGAAATAAAAATATTTTATAATAAAAATTGATTTATTATAAGTTATTAAAATAATATGGCGAAAAAAAAATTAGGACAATTTTATACAACTAATTTTGAATATATACTACAAAATATGTCAATACCAGATTATATATTAAATAAAACAATTATAGAACCTTTTGCAGGTAATGGTGATTTATTAAAATTTATTGATACAAATAAATATAAAACAGAATCTTATGATATTGATCCAAAACAAAATTTTATCATTAAAAGAGATACCATAATTGATCCTCCTATATATAATGATAAATATGTTATAACAAATCCACCATATTTAGCAAGAAATAAATCTTCAAATAAAGATTTATTTGATAAATACAAAACAAATGATTTATATAAATGTTTTATAATTGAATTAATAAATAATACTTGTTTGGGTGGTATTATAATATTACCTTTAAATTTCTTTTCATCTATAAGAATTAGTGATATTAAATTGAGAAAAAATTTTTTAGAAAAATATACCATTTTAATGATTAATATTTTTGAAGAACAAGTTTTTAACGATACATCTTATACAATATGTTCGATGCAATTTAAATTAAAAGAAGATGATGATAAAAAAGATATTGATATATATTGTTATCCAACTAATAAAAAATTAATAATTAATTTAAATGAAACAAATAATTATATTATTGGCGGACATCTTTATAATTTAAATTTAAAACATAAATATTCAATTACTAGATTAACATCAAAAAATTTAAATGATAAAAATACAAATATACTAGCAAAATGTATAGATGATATGAATAAAATAAATTTGTCAGTTGTCAATGATAAATCAATATTTATCGACAATACTGAAAATTTATCAGCAAGAACTTATGCAACATTAGTAATTAAACCCGAAATTAATATTGAAATGCAACAAAAAGTTGTTGATAAATTTAATGAATTTTTAAATAAAAATCGCGAAAAATATAATTCACTGTTTTTAACAAATTATAGAGAATTTGGAAGAAAAAGAATATCATTTGATTTAATTTACTCTATTGTTGGATATATTCTTGAAAATGATTTTGAAATTGATGTAAATCTCCAATAAATATATATTTTATTATATCTTTGTATTTTTTATTACTTTTTAAATAATGAAATTTATCCATATTTTTAAATGATGTATCTCCATCTAAAATATTAATAAAATGAAATATTTGCTTTTTTTTAATTAAAAACTCCATTTGTGATTTTATAAAATGATATACCTCTCGTAATGTTCTTGTTTGAGCTCCACCATTATCACAAATAAATTTTAAATTAAAATATACATTTTCATATTTTCCATCAAAATTTTCAGTATATTCATAACCATTATTTAATAACATTGGATGATTAATACTACATATTTCTAATGTTTCAATATTTATTCTATCAGGTGTTTTTGATATTTTATTTTTCAAAATTTTTTCAATAAGATTTATCTGATATTTTTCACATTCATTAAATTTACCGTTTTTATACCAATTTCTATTTTTACGCCATGTTTTAGTTTGATAAAAAGATGAGGGTATCAATATTTTTCTTTTTATTAACCATTTTTTTATATTTTTTTGAATTATAATAGCTGAACTATAATAATTCAACATATTAATTAATAATTTTGATTGAATTATCATTTTTTATTAGCTATTAAAAATATTTGTTTCAAAGCAATTTAATGAGTTAAGTATAGCTTCGTCCATATTAAAATATTTATAATTTGCTAATCTACCAACAAATATAACATTTTTTTCTTTATCAGCTAATTCTTTATATTTTTCATATAATTCTATATTTTCTTTATTTGGAACAGGATAATATGGTTCGCCATCATCATTCGTTATTTCTTTAAATATTACAGTATGGTCTGACTGTTGATTTAAAAAATGTTTATATTCAGTTATTCTTGAAAATGGAACATTATTTTCTGGATAATTTACAATTGAATTTTGTTGATAATATTTTGTATTTTTATGAATTTCTTTAATAAATTCAATACTTCTATATTCTAATTTCTTTAAATTTTGAAAATATTTATCAATTGGACCTGTATAAATAATTTTTTTATATTTTGTTAAATCATTTGTTTTTTTAAATTCATTAAAATCTGTATTAAGTTGAATACTTATTAATGGTTCTTTTAATAATTTTTCTATAAATTTTGTATATCCATTTTTTGGTAATGCTTGATATTTATCTGTAAAATATCTAACATCAAATGATTTCTTTACAGGAATTCTTTCTAATACTTCTTTATTTAATTCTTTTGGATATTTATTCCATCTTTTAAATGTATATTCTTTAATTAATTTTTCATATAATTTAACACCTATTGTCGATAATACAACATCTTCGCTATTATTTATTTTATCAATTTCAATTCTATTATTTTTCAACCATTCATTCATTTCATTTTCGTTTTGTATATTTTCATTGCATAATAAATTAACAGTTGTTATATTAATAGGCATTGGAACATATTTATCATCAACATAAGATAAAGCAGTTTGTTCCCATCTTATCCATTCTTCAAATAAATTTACATATTTCCAAACTTTTTCACTATTTGTATGAAAAATATGAGGTCCATATTTATTACATAATATTCCTGTTTCTTCGTCAATATAATCATAACAATTTCCTCCTATATGATCTAATTTTTCAATAATATGTACTTTTTCATTCATAATATTTGCGATTCTCTCTGCTATAACAGCACCAGATAAACCAGAACCTATTACTAAATACATTAATAGTATTAATAAGTTATTTTTTTAAATGACTTTTAATTAAATTTTTCTACCATATTAGAGATTCTATTATATAATGCTAAATTATATTTATTAAGAGGAATACACTTTTTACACATTTCATTAACATATTCTAATTGTTTTTCTTTTGTAGTAATATAATGAAATCCAAAACCTCTTAATCTATCTCGTAATGACATTCTATGTTGAATTTGTAATTTTCTATCAATAAATCTATCATTAAATGGATAAAATGCTAATCTTAGCATAATCATATCTTTACTTAAAGGCTCCTTATTTTCAATAGCACTTGTATGTCTTCCAATATCATATAGACCAACATTGTAATTATGTAAAAATCTAAATCCTGGTTTTAATTCAGGATCATAAACAACATCATCATCTAATAATTTACGAAATAAATCTTTATAATTTTTTATATTATCATTTTGATTACAAGTATATGGTGTAAAGTTTTCAATAGGAATACATAGTTTTTCTTTATTATAACTTTGTAAAATTTCTTTTAATGGCTTATCTAATATTAAAAATTCAGTAATATTTAATATTATTTTAAATCCAGGTATAGAATTTTCTATTTCAGCATTTTCTATTGCTACATTTGTGAGATCAAAATCATTATTTCTTGTAGTAATAATTATTGCATTAGGACAAATTTGTTTACAAATATTTACAGAATTATCTGTACTATGATAATCAATTATTACCATATTATCAAATATTGGTTTATTATATTCTAACCAAAATGGCAATAAATATTCTTCATTATATATGTGTATAATTACTGTTGTTTGCATATTTATAAATATTTATTTAAAGTATTTTTATATATATTTAAATTATATTAAATGAAAGGACTCATTATAATAATAGGAGAATGTTTTAGAACAGGAGGACAAGGTACCAGAATAAGAGGTAATTCAGAATCATATAAAGAACAAAAAGAAGCTTCTTTAACTCATATAAAATTACTTGAAGAAAAAAAATGTGATTGTGTTATTTTAACTTATACAACACAATATGATGATGAATTATTATCTTGGTATAAAGAATATTTAATTGATAAAGAAATATTGAATGATCCAATTGGATATGATAATTTATATTATAAAGCAGTTAATAAATGGAAAAATATTTTTAATAATTATGATTATATATTTTTTTCAAGAATAGATTTATGCTATAAAGATAATTTTTACAATGTATTTAGTCCACCATATGAAAAAATAATGTTTCCATTTATTTGCTGGGTAAATGGAAATTGGCATCATCATTTAAATTCTCCTAGACCAAGTGATTTATTTTTATATATACCTAAATCTAAATATCAAAAACTTTTTTTTGGTACTTATAAAGAATCTCCATTATGCCATACTGGATGGTATACATTAATTAATTCATATTTTAATGAAGATGAAATTGATGTATTAATAAATACATTTCATGATAGTAATCCTCAGATTGATTATAACCCTTTTTATACAATTGCAAATAGACCTCATACAAATGAATGGTATACAAAAAACCTTATTTTTAATAAAAAAACTTTTCATACTCTAATATAATCTAAATTGTTGAATCAAATAATAAATTAAACAAATAATCTGGAATTTCTTTATGTTTTGATTTTGTATATTTATTTAATATATCGATTATTTCACTTTCGGTAGAAATTTTGAATTTATGATTTTTTGCTTTTCTTGAAAACCAATTATTACAACCACGTTTAATATAAATTTTTATTTTTTCTTCTTCTGTTGTATTATATTTAACATCAAGAATAATACCTTCATTTGTTTGTTTATACCCTTCAATATTTATAATTCCGGTATGTTCTTTATCATGACATTCTTTACATATATTAACTAAATTATGTTTATTATTTTTGTGAAAATTTTCAAAAAAACCATTTTTATTACTTAACGATTGATAATTTATATGATGTGTATCTTGACTTTTATTTTTTTTACAAATTTGACAAATATCCATAAATAAAGAAGCATTATAATTAGATGTCTTTGATTCTAATAATTTTTCATTAATACCTAATAATTCTTTTCTAGTTTTTTCTGCGTTTTTCATAAATTCAATTGGCATATCAAGAGATTTACATACTTCAATACCATAAATACTTGAACCTTGTCCTTCTTTTAATTTTCTATCATAAATAATCTTATTGTCATCTGTGATTTCAATATGCATATGATAAATTTTCAATTCATTTCTATCTTTGATTAAACTAATTGTTGGTAATTCATGTAAATGGCTTGTAAATATAAATGAAGCTTTTTTATTTAATAAATCATTAATTGCTGAACTTACAATACAAATACCAGAAATAGCTTCTGTTCCAGAACAAATTTCATCGCCAATAATTAAGCTATTTTTATCAGCTCTTTGAATAATATTTCTCAATTCTGTCATTTCTACAACAAAACTACTCATTCCTTTATAAATATTATCATTACCACAAATACGAGTCATAATATGGCTATACGGACTATAATTGAAAGTAGTCGCAGGCACATACATACCTGCTTGTGCCATAATGATAGATAAACCAACAGCTTTCATAAATGAACTTTTACCAGATGCATTAATTCCATATAATAAAATCCCATTTTGATTTAATTGAATATCATTTCCAATATATTCTACATCAGTTATTATACGTTCAATAATTGGATGACGCAAATTTTCAGCATTAATATATGAATTATCAGTTGTCAAATCAATTTGTGGTTTATAATAACAAAACTCAAATGAATTTTTAGCATTACAACAACTAATATCAATATCAATGAGATTCTTAATAATAATATCTAAATTATCATTATTCAATAATAAAAAATTATTTAAAAAATCATTATATTTTTCTAAAACAATTGTATTAATTTCATTTTGACATTTCTTGATATTTTTAGAAGCATCATAAATTTCTTTTGAATATAATTTATATGAATTTGTTGTATTTAATAGTCGTTTTTCAAATTGTTCCATATAATTTTTTTCTTTTTTTAAAGCATTCTCAAATCTTTTTTTAGTAATTGAGATAAAATAGCCTTCGCTATCATTATAATCAATTTTACACATTGAATCATTAATACTGCTTATTTTTGTTGAAATATCACATATAATTTCATATGACTTTTTATAATCTTCATTTAATTTATCTAATTCTAAATAAACACCTACATTAAATATATTACTTTTAATATCATTAATATTATATTTAGAACATTCATCTAAATTTAAACTAGAATATGTATTAATTATTGATTCAACATTTTCAATTAAATTTTCATCAGTTAATTTAAATACTTCAATAGCATTTTCTAATGAAATTGCAATCGATCCCCATTCGCAAGGTTGAATTTTTTTTAAAATAATTTTTCTTTTAATTCTTTCTAAATCAATAATATTTGATAAAAATTTATTAATATTTTTATATAAATTATTTTCTAAATATTTTTCTATTTTATTATATCTGTTTATTAATTCATATTTATTATTTATTGGATTTAATAATCTTTCTTTATAAATACGAGATCCAAATGCTGTACTACAACGATTTAATATATCAAGTAATGGTTTTTCATTATTATTATTACTAATAATATTTAATTGTAAAGCACTATTATATTCAATTGACAAATTTTTAGAATTGTCAATCAATTCAGGAATTTTTAATTCTTTAATAATATCATTATTATGTTCGTATGCAAATTGTAGTAAACAACAAAAACTTAATCTACCCAATGAATATTTTTCAAGATTTAAATATTCGATTATAGACAACATTGTTTTATTTACAAATGATTTTTCAAGAATTTTATTTTGATAATTAATTTTTTTCATTTCACTACTAAGTTCGTATTTATCCCACTTAGTATGAATTAAAATATTATTTGAACTTATAAAATTCATAATTTTTTTTTTATGAATATCATTAATTTCATTTGACAAAACTAAAATTTCACTTGGATTATAAGTAGTAATTAATCTATAAGTTTCATCCAATGTATATTGTGGATCTGATTTAGAACTTCCATTTTCATAAATAAATGAACGACCGGTTGATAAATCTACACCACTAATACCAACAACTAATAATTCATTAATTAGTTCATAATATAAAACTAAAATATAATTACTTTTCTTAGAATTTAAATTAATATTAGTTGATGGACTAATAATTTCTGTTATTTTTCTTTTTGGCTCTGGTGGTTCTGTAACCTGTTCTATTAAAATAATGGTATAGTTATTTTGTAAAATTAATTGTATATATTTATTTAATACATATAAAGGAAATCCACACATTAAAGGATTATTACGTGAAACTTCTTGAATTGCTTTATTTTTCCTTGATATTTGAATATTACAAATATCAGCAATAGTATATAAATATTTTGAATTAATATCAATTGCATATAATTCAAAAAAAGAACCTACTTGCATCATAATAATAGTATTATCACCATATTTATTACTATATTCGTCTAAGTAATTTAAATACACATCGATAATCATCTCAATTTCATTTTATTTTTATAAATAATCCTTATATCATATTATTTTATTAACATATAAGTGAACCATCAGGACAATGTTTAATTATAGCATCTGATCTTCCTGTAAATAAATCAATATATTCCTTCATATTTTTAAATAAATTATCATCTTTAATTTTATTCATAGTAGTTTCATCTAGATTTATATCGTCATTTATTTCATTTTTAAATTTGTTTTTTTCTATATTTCTGATAACTTGTGATAATATTTCATAATAATTAAATGTTTCTTGTTGTCTATTTTGTAAATTATTTTTTAATTTATTGATATTATTATTAATATCAACAAAATTATAAATAGCATAATTAGTATTTAAACTTAAATGTTGATTTATTAAATCGTCATAGTCATGAATGATTAAATTATTTGATTCAGCATTAGTTGATGAAATAATTTGATTAAAATAATTAAATGTTTCATCATTTATATTTTTCATATTATCACGAATATATAATAATTTTTTAAAAATTTTATTTTTTATTTTAGAAATTTTATTTGCTTTATTATCATTTAAAACATCAACTATTTCTGTTTCATTTTTTATAACATGAGTTATTGTATTTTCTTTTGTAAAAGTTTTTTTATATTTTTGATCTTCATTATAAAGATGATCGTCTATTATGTTTTCATTTTTATTACCATTATCATCGTATAATTTATCTAGTTTAATATCATATGATGGAATTTTTTCATATATTGGTATTTTTTTACCACATGTTAAATTTTCTTTATTAATTATATCATAGTTATATTCTGTATTTTTAATATTATTTTCACTTTTTGGTTTATATGTTAATATATAATGTTTATCTGTTGGTAGTAAAATTTCCATTTCATGTGGTGCAACTGATAAAGGAGCTATAAATAAACAATTTGTATTTTTTGGTATTTCAATTTTATATAAAGAAGATTTTTCTTTTATTATATCGTTTGTATCACCTATTTGATATTTATATGAAGCACAAAAATCAAGAGAACAAGATGTTAATCTGTTTATAATATTATATCCAATATCATTACTTTCATAAGTTTTAAATTCAGTTATATATTTATTAGTAGATCCTCTAAATAAAATTAAATTACCATCTATTTTAGTGGCATTATTGCCAATTATTGTATTAATTCTTTTTTCAAATAACATAAAAACTTCATGCCAATATTTATCTTTAATTCCCACAAAATATTTATCTGGTATTTCATAACTATTAGTTATATCATTATTAAAAAAGTTTGTATCATATTCTTGATTATTTATTAATTTACAAATAATATCATACATATTTTTAATAGGTATTACATACATTTGTTTAATTTTATTTAACTCTTTATGTATGAATTTTCTATCTTTTTTTAAATTATCTAATATATTATCTAAATTTTTTCCTATATTTGAAAGTGTATTATGGTTAATTTTATTCAATAAATAATTTTCAATATAATTTATATCAATATTAAATTTAGACGAAGAATCTGTTGTATTAGCTTTTAATTTTTTTATTTTAGTATATGTAAATAATGTTATAGCATATAATAATATTGAACTATTTTTATGTATAATTTCATTTACCATTAATAAACAATTTAAATAATTAATTTTTTTTATAAATTTTCCATATAACACAGAAAATAAATGTGTAATAAAACAATAACCAATGTTTAATTTAATTTCGCAACTAGAATCAGTTGACATTTCAGATACAAAATCAAACAATACTCTTGGATTTTTTAAATATTTTTGTTTTTTTTTATATTTATAATGTATTTCTTCATTTAAAGTATCAAGATTTAAAAATATTTTATCATCAATATTTTCAATATAATATTTTATATAATTAAATTTACCTAAATTTGTGATATTACGTTGATAATATGTAATTAAATTCTGCTTTTTTATATTATCTTCTAAATTAATTTCATAATCATTAATATGGTTAATAAATTCTTGTAAAATAGTGTTTTTTGATAATTCTTCATCTAATGAAATTGATAAATTGCATGTATCTGTTTCTTTTGCTAATTTATTAAGATATGTTAAATATTGTGTTTTCCATTTTGTATAAAAAAAATATGGTTTTGCTGTATAATCTCTAATAGTACATTTATCAAAATATTTTAAACTATTAATATATATATAATGTTTCTTAATAACATTCAATGAATTTACATAATTTTTTATTACATCTTGAAATGTATTTAATACTTTTCTTTCATTTAAATTATAAAAAGGATATTCTCTTTCTAAATTATAGACTTTATCAAATCTATATAAAGTACTTTTATTAAAAATAGGTATAGCATATTTAGCAGTAAATATACAATTATTTTTTTCAGTTGTAGGTATTTGCTTATTTGTAATTGTACTAATTACTTTTTCAATTTCAGATGTATATTTTTGTAAATATTCTTCATTATAACTTTTAATTTTTTCATCTTCACTATAACCATTTCTTATAAATTGTATATCATTACCATAATTATCACTATCATAATTAATTCTTAATTTATATATACCATCATTTCCTCCTTTTTTTATCTTTTTCATGCTATTATTATACTATAAATAAATTATTTTTGGTTAAATAATTAAATTTAGTATACAACGAGATCAATGCAAGTTTAGCATAAAAATCTTTTTTATCTTCATATTCAAAATTATTATTATGTTTTATTTTATATATTTCAATTGCATTATGAATATCGCCTGAATAATAATTAATAATATTTTTATTTAATTCTATTGTATTTTTTTTAACTAATTTAGTTATAAAATTAATAAATGTCATATGAATATTAGCATCAATACCACTAATATATTCTAAATAAAGGTCATTTTTAAATGATGTTTCATCCATTCTTCCTATATTAATAAAAAAAAATAACTCAATTTTTATATTTTTCATTTAAATCAACAATCATTTCATTTATAATATTAATCATATCAGAAATATCATTATCATTATTTGAAATTGATTTTATATATAAACTATTTTTTTCTTCTAAATATCTTAAATATAAATCATCATTAATAAATATTTCAATCATTTTATCAATAGTTATTAATATTTCTTGTAAAATATTTGGATTTAATATATTTTTATTGTCTACGATTCGTGTCAATATATTAATTAAATTATTAATACAATCCATCATTTATTAAATTAAAAAAAATATTTTTATATATTGTTTAATCTCATTTCTACAACTTAAACATTTACGATAATTATTGTAATTATTACTTTGTAATACACAAGTATTACAGCATGTATGTCCGCATGGTATAGCACACATATCTGTCTCATTTTCAAAACAAATAGGGCATAGTTTTTTATTTAATTTTTCAACATTAATTATTTCATTTGTTGTTTGTATAAAAAGATTATTAAATGATATTAATTTTTTTTCATTTTCATCTATATCATTTTCTAATTTTTTTTTAGTAGTTAAATAATAATTATTTAACCATTTATCACTAAAATTTTTAATATAATCAATATAATTAATAATTGTATCATTAACAGTAGTAATATAATCTTGATTTTCTATATTACTTGTTTCTTTATTTAAATTTATCATAACTTCTTGATGTTTTACAAAAATATTTGATTTATATAACAAAATGTCTGCTTTTTGTTTTTCTAAATCAAATAACAAAACTCTGCTTGATTTTAAAATATTTTTAATTTTTTTATAATCAGTTAATAATTTATTTGCATCTATTAAATTTTCTTCATTTTTATCTTTATCATCTTTATTATCATAATTTAATAAAAAATTTATATCTAAGTCTTCTACGTAAGCATCTTCAATTAAAGTGTAATTCATTATATTTTAATTAAACATATTTTATATCTTTAAATATTTTTATTTTTGACATATCATTTATAATTTCATTTAAAGTATTTTCAATTTCAATTTTTATGTTATTCGTAAAATCTCCATATCCATATAAACATTCAATATTAATTGTTTCTAAATCAAATTTAAATTTTTTATATATTTTAGGTGATACATTTAATCGAATATTTTCAGAGTATTCATATAATTTATTCTTTAATTCTATCAATGAATATTCATTAATTTTTTCAACTAAAATTATTAAATTATACGCCATTAAACTGTCGTTCATATTAATAATTATAAACACAAAAAATCATTTTTTATGTTTATATTAATTTTTTCTCAAAGACTATCAATAACTATTTTAAGAGAATTTAAGAAACTATTTTTAACATTTTCAGTATATTCATCATTATTACCATAAATCATTTCGTAATATACGCAATCTGACTCAATTTTGTAATTTTCATAAATTTCATCTGTTGTATTCTCTTTAATCAATGAAGAAAATCTGTATGTTTTATTTCTCAATTCTCTCAATGAATAGTTGTTTGAATTATCATAAATACAGCTCAATGAATCACGAAGGGACATTTGAGAGGTCATTGTTGCCTAATTAATTTATTTAATGATATAAATCAATTTTTTTAAAATTTAGTTATATTTTTAATAATATATATATTTAGAAATTAGAAATGGAATTGTCAATATATTTTGATAAAAAAGAAATATTTAATTTAAATAGTTTTACATTAAATATTAAAAGAATAATAATTATAAATGATTTAATTTTTTCTACATTAATTTTTATATGGTATTTATTATATATTAATGGTATATTTACTTATGCAAATCCTTATATTGGTCTATTATTATCATTATTTAATAATATAATATCTTTTTATTATCTAATTAAAGATAAAACATCCATAAAAAATTTATTATTATATGCCATTTTATTTATAGGAATTAAAATTTTACCATTAATTTCACTAAATAATGACATGAGAATAAATTATATTGATATTGCTTTTATGATATTTATATTTATTGTATACATACTAATTTTAGTATTTGTTAATTATAAATTAATGAAAAAAAATATAAATATTATGGATATTATTAAACAAGAATTATATTATAAATATATACATTAAAAAAAGGTTATAAGATATTTATTTATATTATAAATATAAAATGATTTTGAAATTAATTTCTATTTTTATATATATACAACTATTCAAATCCTATTTTTTTATAAATAAACCTGACTATACTTGTTTAGATAATACAACATTAATTGAAATCGATACAACTAAACAACTATTTATGTAATAAATGCCAAAAAATGGCATATATACATCTTGCTTTACCTAAGGAGGCTGTGAAGGATAAATCCCAGTAATTCCTTCTCGGTAGTAAACCTCGTCAAGCAACGAATACGTGATATCATCGTGTTGGAGCTCTTTCAAATCGATCAAATTCTGAGTTTTAGCAACCATCTCCTCGTTTTTCTGACTTTTGAAAATTTTCAGCTCTTTTTTCAATTCTCTGATCTCCTTATTCAAGAGTTTTAACTCGTCGTTTGTGTATTTTCTTGGCATTATGCGAAAAAAATTAATACTATAAATAATCATTTTTTTTAGTATTTTTCAATAAAATAATACATATTTGTGGCAAAACAACTATTTTATAGTAAATGCCAAAAAATAATGGCATTTATATATGTTTCTTTTTTCAAGTTGCTTGACGAGGCTTGTGAAGAGTGATCCCACTAAATCCCTTCAAATCCTCCTCAAACAACGAGGCAATAATTTTTTCGTGCTCGTCCTCCTTCGAAGCAATCAACAGACTGTATTTGGCAATCATCTCCTCGTTTTTATCACGTTTGAAGATTTTTAGCTCCTTTTTCAATTTGTCGATTTCCTTTTTCAAGAGTTTTGACTCGTCATTGCTGTACTCGTCGTCGTCTTCGTTGCGCTGTTTTCGTGGCATTCTGCAAAATAATTAATACTAAAAAAGAATCATTTTTTTAGTATTTTTGAAAAAAACAATACATTTTTAAGTGGCTTGGCGAGGCTTGTGAAGTGTAATACCTTTAACTTTTTTCATATCTTTTTCGAATAATGAAAATTGAATTTTATCATATTCTTCTAATTTTGATGAAATTTGTTTTTCATATTTAAGAAAACTTTTTTCATTTTTTTGTTTAAGTTGTTTCATTTCTTCTTGACTTTGTTTTTTTAAAGCACTTATATTTTTATATTTAACAATTATTTCTTTATGGTTTTCTTTCATAGCTTTTAATTCTTCTCTTTTTTGCTTCTTTAAAGCATTTAAATCTTTCTTTAAAGCAGTTATTTCTTTTTTAATAGCAACCATTTTAGCATTACTATAATCTTTTTCTTTACGAGGCATTATTCTATATTTATAAAAGAATTATTTTTATCAGTCGATTTTAACATCTGGATCTGGAATTTCATTTATAGTTTCAAGTTGTGGAGGTATAAAACCAATATCAATATTATCATTTATTTTACTTATAGTTTTTGGATCAACATCATCTATATTATAAATATTTTCTTTATTAACTTCTGGAACTTTAACTAAATCAGTTAAAAATGCTGGTATAAAATTTATTATTTTTATTGTTTTTGTATAAAATGCAAAAATTGTCAATACTATATAAATAACAACAAATAACATCAAATTATTTAATGTTAAAATAGTTGTCTCTTGTAAAGTATTATCTTCATTGTTATAAACCTCTTTTTTTTCATATACAAATAAAAAAATTATAACACTTATAAAAAGAGAAACAATATAATATTCCATATATCTAACTTTAATATAAAATGAAAATAACGATTAAATATACGCAATATATAAATATTAAAATAAATAAAATATTTATATAAATATGAAACTTGAATTAAAAAAGTTTGATCCCTCCTCTATTAAAAGTGATTCGGTGGTAGTTTTTATAGGAAAACGAAATACCGGTAAATCTTATTGTATGAAAGATATTTTAAGTTATCATAAAGATTTACCTGTTGGTGTTGTAATAAGTCCAACTGAAACTGCTAACAATTTTTTTGAAAAATTTATACCCAATATGTTAATTTATGAAGAATATACACCTGAAATTGTTAAAAAATTTTTAGATCGTCAAATATCAATTAATAAGCAAAAATCAACACTAGAAAAAAAATATGGTACTGCAGATATTGATAATAGAGCTTTTTTAATATTAGATGATTGTTTATATGATAAGAGTTGGCCTACTGATAAAAGTATAAGAAGTATATTTATGAATGGCAGACATTATAAAATATTTTTTTTGATTACTATGCAATATTGTATGGGTTTACCTCCTATATTACGTTCAAATATAGATTATGTTTTTATTTTTAAAAATAATATTATTAAAGAACGCGAAAAAATTTATAATCATTATGCTGGTATTTTTAATGATTTTCAAACATTTTGTGCTGTGATGGATAATTGTACTGAAAATTATGAATGTATTGTAATTGATTATAAAATACAAAGTAATAAATTAGAAGATCAAGTTAAATGGTATAAAGCAAAAGAAGCTGATTTTAAAATGTGTACTCCTGAATTATGGAATTTATGTGCCTTAGAAAAAGAAAGAAAAGCAAATCGTTTAGCATATGAAGACGAAGACGATGAAGAACCATATGATCCAACCGTTTTCATTAAAAATAAAAATAAAAGACCTCCAATTAATGTTAAAAAAACATTTTAACGAATAGGATTAATTTTAATTACATCTGGATTGTCAATCAATGATGACAATATACTTCCATCTATTCTATCATTTATTATTGTATTTGATTTGATTGGTTGTTTAGTAATACTATTTGGATTTACATCTATATGTAAGTTAGCTTGTGCTATACTTAAATTAGGTGTTCGTCTATTTTCAACTAAATCAACATGTTTACTATTTACAGTCATATTAACTTGTTCTTTTGGTAAACCAATAAATTTACCACCAGCACCTGGTATATGACCCGCGTTTATCATTATTAATTCTCTTGTTCCATCAATAACAGTATTTTTAGCTGCTTCTCTGCTACTTGGTTGTAATGAAGTTGCAGCAGATCCAATTATACCAAATGTTTCAGGTATAGTAAATTGTTTTTGTGTATTTTTAGCATCTGGTTTAGTTACTAAATATCCTCCTAAAATACCATTTAATACGCCACCTAAAAATCCATATATTGAACTTCCAGAAGCAATTGTAGTTTCTTTAACTGTTGTTTTTGCTACAATTGAAGGATCATATACATAAGTACTATAATAAGTAGTATTATTAATATTTCTTCGAGTATCTTCTGCTGGTAAAGTTTCTCTTAATGTGGTATTTGCTTTATTTTCATTTTTAACATATGCTTTTTGTTTACCTTGCATATAACCACCATTTCCTTCGTGAATTGTAGTTTCTTTTACTGTTGTCTTTGTTATATCATATAAAGGTGTATAAGATTCATCTTCGCCAGTAAGATTACCACCATTTCCTTCGTGTATTGTAGTCTCTTTTACTGTTGTTTTGGTTGTATCATATAAAGCACTATAAGTTTCGTCTGCACCAGTTAGAGTTCCACCATTTCCTTCATGAATAGTAGTCTCTTTTACTGTTGTTTTAGTTGTATCATATAAAGGAGTATATGTTTCTTCTGCACCAGTAAGAACACCACCATCACTTTCATGAATTGTGGTTTCTTTTACTGTTGTTTTTGCAGTATCATATAAAGCACTATAAGATTCTTCTGCGCCAGTAAGAACACCACCATCACCTTCGTGAATAGTAGTTTCTTTAACAGTTGTCTTCATAACATGATTAACAGGGTCATATAATGTTGCTTTTTCAGGAATTTGAGGAGCGGCATTACCATTTAATCGAGGATTATCTATAAAGAATTCTTTAAATGTAACCTTCAAAACATCTGTAACTGGTGCAATCATTGCTTTAATAACACTTGAAAAATTAGCAACCGGTGTTTCAATTTGTGTTAAATTACGTTCATTATCATAAACAATTATTGTACTTTTTCCATAATCATCTTTTTGTGATGAATAATATTCTTGATATTTAAGACCGCCTGCATAATCAACATGTGTGTTAACACGTGAAGTATCTTTAATATTTTCAACAGGTCTGTCTGTATCTTTTTTTAAATAAGATACTCCTTTTAACCAACTATCTTCTGTTTGTTGAAATGCTTTTTCTGGTAATTTTTTATTTAATATTCCAAGCATTCCACGTTTTTCAATATTATTTTTAGGTTTCATTGGTACATTAAAAACAGATGAACGTTGATCTGTTAAGACACGTAATTCATCTCTTGTTTTAGGTTTTGTGTATTCAATTGTATCTGCTTGTTGAAAACCACCAGAACCAACACTTGTATAACCTTGATTTAAACCAGGTCCTACTTTAACACTTTGAATAAGATTAAAATTATTTTGAATTTTACTTTTATTAGTTCTATCTAATATAAAATTAGCATCTTTAATTTGTGTATTATAAATATTTGGCGATGGATCAAAAAATGTTTCAACTTCTTTTTTTTTAATATGTACATCACCTGATGCATATCCTATATTTTTATTTAAACCATTTATATTATCTATATTTTGAGTCACTCCTTTTTTTAAAAAAGGTTGCATATTTCCATGTTTAAATTCATTTAGAGGTATATTTAATCCTGATAAACTTTTAACAATTTTTGATTCAACATTATAATCATCAGATGTTAAATAATGAGGAACAACTCCTGTACTAAAAGGCATTTGTGCTTTTTTATAATATTCATCACTCAAACCTTGTTCGTACTTTTTAACTTTTGTATAATAGTCAGAGTCATATATATTATTCATAGATGGAAAATCATTTGCTAAATAATTATTCATTTTCTCTAAATGAATAATGGATAATAATTTATTATTTTAATCAGCATAAATAAATCCATAATTTAATCCATCTAACATATCATCATCGTTCATATCATCTTCTTCTCCAATATTATATTCATATTCGCCATCAATTTCATTAGAATTTTCAGCAGGTTGTTTATTAACTATAGGTTTCATATCATCATTATCGTTTTCATCAATATCATCTTTTATTTGTAAACCATATTTTTTAAGTTCTTTTTCCATATCTTTTTCATCTCTTGTTTTTTTATTCATTTTTGATAAAATATCAGCTTTATTTTTCTCACGAATTGTATTAATAAAATCAACTTGTTCTGTATAATTAAACATTTTACTAGTTTTAATAACATTTATAACTTCTTTTACAATTTCTTTATTAATTGTTGTAAATAATTCACGTGATATATCTTCTGTTGGTGGTATAAATGTTTTATTTTTAACATCTTCAAATCTAGAAGGAAGTGCCATTATGCGCATAATAGCAACTCTACGAATATTTATAATATCTTTAATATTATCATCATCTATAATTGAATTTAATTTATCCAATTCGTTTAATGTATTTATTATAGTTGTAATATATTCTTCTGATTTTTCATTTAAAATTTTAAATAAAACTTTTGAAACAGCTAATATTATTTGTCTGTAATTATTAAAATTATTATTATTCAAGTGGTTTTTTAAATCTTTACTATTAGAAAAATACGTTATATATAATTCTTTATAATTTTCAGTTGCTTTATACGTTGATTGTAATAAAGCGTCTATTAATGTTTTGGTAAATATTGTATTTTTATTACTTTTAATATTTTTTAACCAATCTTCTATTTTAATATCAATAATATCATATTTAATTTCATTTTGTATTGGAGTATAATCTATTATTTTTACTAATTCTTGTGGTTTTTGTATAAAGAATCTTTTAGCACGCGGTTCATTAAAAACACGTTTTGATGCAAATTTTTCCTTTGCTTTCTTTAAATCTTTTCTTTCTGTTCTTAGATATAAATCAGCTGTAAAATTTTCATCTATTTTCTCTAAACAACATCCTTGTAAATATTTATGAATTTTAACAAATTTTAGAGTTGGCATATAAATTAAAGCATCAATATATGATTTAAAGAAAGTATCATTCTTATAATCTTTATTTTCTAATATTGTTTTTAATGCTTGATAATATTTTCTTCCAATGTTTTCTTTATTTGTTTTTATTTTAATTTTACTAATTCTATCTAATTCATCTCCATAATCATCTACTAGTTTTTTATTAATTATAGTTTTATAGTTTTCATTCATTTTTATGACATCATAATGTTTGTTTTTAAATATATCATTATATACTTCATTAAATATACATATGATATAGGGTAAAATACCTGTTTTTGCAGATATATCATAAGGAGATCCGTATTCTTCCCATAAATGAATACATTCAGGGGAACATTTTTCAGGATTAAAAAACAATGTTTCTTGTAAAACTTCATTTTGAATATAAATAGACCAATAAGCAATAATATCATAAACAACGTCCATTAAATTACTAAAATAATGATAAATAGCATTTTTAACTTCTTTATTTTCATCTAAATTTAATAAAATTGATACCATTGTTTTTTTATTAATATTTTCAATTTCAACATCATCAATATTTGGTATATGTTTTTTTATTACAGTTATTTTAGAATCAAAAGTTCTATATTTATTAAATAAATGCCCTACTAATACATCATAATTTAGAGGTAATTTACTTATTTTTTCTAATTTATTAATAAATGGTAATATAAATTTAAGTAATTCAATAAATCCTGTTTCAATTTTATAATAATAATTTTCATAATATTTTTTAAATTCTTTTTCTTCAAATAAATCATCATTATCATTATTATCATTATCATCTTCTTCGTTTGTCATATCATCAATATTATTAAAATTACCTATTTTATTAGGAATTCCTTCATATTTTTTCTCATCATTTCCAATTTCAAGTTCATGTTCTTCATTTTTAAATGAAAATTTTATATCATATATATCTCTAAAATTAAATTTTAATAATTCAAATTTAGTTTCCAAATCATTTAATTTAATAATAATATTTTTTTTATTTAAGTTTGAATTTTTTTTATAAAATTCTAAAATATTATCAATACTTATATTTTTACGAATATCTCTCAAAATTTTTATTACACTTTCATAATTAGCTTCATTAATATGGTTTATAATATTATTTAAATTTTTAGTAAAATCATTTGGTTCAATATTCGTTTTTTGTAAAGATTTTTCGTCTAATTTTTCGGATATTAATGTATCATCTATTAATGTTCGTATATCTTTTAAAATATTAAAGAATGTATACCTTGGATTTATTATTTCCACTGATTTAATTTTAAATGGTTTTAGTTTCACAGGTTCATCTTTTTCTTTTTGATTTAAAACATTTAAATGACCTTTAATTAGATCTAAATCATCACTTGATATATTATCTAAATTATAATTATATTTATGTAATAGATTATTAATACTTGAATAATTATAATCGTCTTCATCTATTTTATTAATAGGTATTGGTATTTTATAATTTTTAACTAATTCATCAAAATCAGTATAACCAGAACTATCAACTAGTTGAAGTTTTTCACGTTTATTTATTACACCAGACATTATTTTATTATTTAAATAATCTTCATTAATAACATCAGGTGAATAAAAATATACACCCATAACTGGGATATTAGTTTCATCATCTTTAAATACGATATAAGAATCATTATCAATTAGTTCAATAGTAGTTTTTTGTGTAGCTGTAAATCTTAATTTAGTACTATTAGTATCATATTCTAATGGAAACCATAATTTACTTTTAGATTTTAAAGCAAGCGATGGTTGTAATTTATCATATTTTTTTAATTCACTAATAAATATGTCAATTTCTAAGTCTTCAAAGTTAGTTTTTTTAGCATCAGCAACGACAATAAAATTATTAACATTTGTTTTTTTATTTATGATTTCATAAAATAAATTTAAGAAACATTCAGTTTTATTTTTCTTTTTTAAGAAATTGAAAAGCTCATTATATATTTCTTCTCGTGAAAAAGCAATAAATGTCGGATTATTTTTAACAATTTCTTCAAGACTTACCAGTTCATAATATTCAATTTCTGGTAAATCTTCTTCTATATAAATTATATCCTCGTCGTTTGACATTTCTATTATTATTTAAAGATATAAATAATTTCATTTAAAGATTATTGTGTATATATTTATAATGAAATTTTTATTATTCATTCTTATTTCTTATTTGACATATCTTTCTGGTTTTGTTTTAAATGTAAATAAACATTATACAATTTTAGCAGGTGATATTTTAAATTTAAATAATAATATTAATTATAATCCGTCTGTTTTTAAAACAGTACATACATTTAATAATAATAATAGTGTTTGTTATAATTATAATAAAAATAATGTAAAATATTTGTTAAAAGATAAATATAATTATCTTATTTCATTTGAACTTTATAAATATAAATGTTTAATTATTCTTCGTTCAAATCCTATAAATTATACTAATACTGAATTAAATATTGATATTAGACATAAACAAAATTTCAGAATTAATAACACTTTTTATAATTTAAAACATTATAAAAAAATCGACAACATTATTTATAAATATATTTATCAAAATGTTATAAAAAAAAAGGATACAGAATATCAACAATCTGTCGAATTATTTAAATTTTTTAATAAGTATTAATTGATTGAGAGCAAGATAATAAATAATTAGGATTTCCATATGGATATCCAGGAGAATATTCAGTTTGATTTTGATGTAATGCTTGCCATTTATCAAGGAATTTTTCATTTCTTTTATTTACAGGATCAAAAATAGATTGATCTTGTGGTTTTTCAACTAATGGTACGTGATTATCTTTTGCAACCATTCGATAATTAATACCCCCTCTTATAAAAGGTAATAATGCCTTTTCTTGTGGATCCCAGCATAAGAAATCATAACGATTAATTCCAGTTTCTTTTAAAGTACAAGGTGGATTTGATAATCTACAAGATTCAGTTGGTACAGCACATTTACGAGGATCATTTGTATATTTAGTTTTACAACCAGTAGACATATATGAATTTGGTTTATATCCGTCATCATTACATTTTGAATTTTTATAATTTAGTCCATTTAATTCATTTAAATCATCAACGGCATTTTTCATAGTACATGTATTTTGTCCGTATCCTTGATATCGCATAAATGGATCATCCGGAATTAATATACCACAATCACTACAATCATTGTAAGGAGTATCTAATTGATAAATACCTGGATACATAGAACGTTTTAAACCTTCTTTATAAGAATTTAGATCATATCTTAATCTTGATTCATTTGGTGTATTCATTTTATTCTACTATTAACAATTAAATAAAAAAATTATTTTAACATATTTGTTAACAGTTATTTATTTTCATTGGTGGAGGACCTTCAATTTGTCTATACATTATTGATTGACATGTTGGTAAATGTCTCATTTGTTTTTCAATAGGAGGTGTTTTATCATTTAGTATAACATCTGAATCATCTGGTTTATATAAATTAGTAGGACATTTACTTATTAAACGTGTTTGTCCTCGTAATTCACTTTCTAAATCTACTAAATTACCAGCAATATGTGAAACTGCAGTACCGCCAACAAAACCTAATTGATGCATGCATTTATTTTTATGCTCGTATCTTTGAGGCGATAATATATATCCAAGAGTATCTACGCTACTTTGTAAATCAACTTTATAAGAACACTTATCATATTTAGTTCTATTAAAACTCATTTATATTCTATTATAATATATATATTTAATATTTTTTTTATTATCAATCATAAATTAATAAATAATTCCATTATTAAATCGTACTCTATTTATATATGAACGTGTATCTTCGCCACCGTTCGTCCATATTGGAACTATATTATTAGGATTTTGAGCTTCTTTTATCCAATCTATTAATGGCATCGGTTCTCTTATTTGATATTCCATTAGTACTTTTTTACATGGAATCTTATTATTGAAAGATGAATCGGATCCTGCTAATATATCTAATTCACGATTAATATCGCCTTCCTGACCTTTCATAGAAGGACTAGCATTAAATAAACGTTTAAATAATTGTAATTTACAACGATTACGTGGTTTTCTATCATTATTATATAATAATTCGCTACTATTATCTATTAAACATGAATCAGCAACACCAACACCAGGTCGACCTCTAAGATTGACGTGATCGTACATAAAAGCGGGCATTCGTACATTTGGATCCTCGCATTCAACTAATTGTGTATCATATGTTTGATATTTACTAATTTTATCGTTTCCTACATTTTTAAAATTAGCCCAACAAGAATCAGAACATAAAGTATTCTGTTTATCAAATATTGTTGTCATATATCTAATTATAAACTTACATTATATTATTATAACATTGAAAGCCATTATTTTCTTTACAAGATTTTTCTCTATAATATAACCAATTTTCAAATGATTTACGATCATTTGGTATAGTTGTTGATGGTACTGTATAAAATTGTCTTTTTGAAAAATTATTTTCAAAAATATCATTTATATCTTTATATAAATCTTCTTTAAAATAAATATCAATATTCTTTTTAATATTATTATTATCATAAGGACATGATTTTATATTATTATTAATATTATTATAATCAATAATATTAGGATTCATAAAAGGATTTTCATCAGATGGTTTAACACAAATTTTATTATCAACAATAGTTAAATTATTATTAACCAATGTTTCATTTGTATCAATCTTTACCTTTTCATCATATAAATTAATATAAAATAAGAATATCAATAATATAATACCTAATAATACAAAAATTAAATTACGATAAATTAATGCAAATATAACACTACATAATATTATAAGATTTGCAATAGCAATTAATTTATCTTTAAAACTCATATTAATACTTGGTATAAAATTCAACATTATTTATCTATATGATAAGTTGAAAAGAAAAATAATTAATTATTTAATTTTTTTTGTAGTTGTTGTTTTTTCATTAATGATCGTAAAGCTTGATTATTAACTCCCGAACGTTGTTTTTTAGCACCGCCACCTCCAGCTCCACCAAAAGCACCTCCTTGATTCATTTCCTTCATAAGATTCATCATACTCATCATATCAAATCCACCACCTGGGCTATTTTCACCATCAGCTCCACCTCCTCCAGCATTACCAAATAATCCAGGTATAATTGAAGCAAACTTCATTGCATCTTTCATTATAGCATCCTGTGATAATTCTCCACTTGAAATTTTACTTGACATTTTTTGACTTACATTTGTAAATAATTCACCAAAACCACTATCTGGCTTAGCAATAGCTTTAAATATATCACCTTCTTCACTTATTGATTGTTTAATCTTAGATAAATCAATATCTTCGATTATTTCTTTGGCTATCTTTCCAATAGTAGTATCTTTTAGTCCATCCATATTTGCAAATCTTGGATCATTTTCCATATGATCTATTTTAATGGCATTTAGACGTTTAAGTATCTTTTTAAATTCTTCATTTTGAACTAGTTCATCAACAGCTTCGTCTTTCATATCAGGAGATTGAAGAATTTTAAGAATATTTGTTATATTATCTTCGCTTAAATCAACCTTATATATATATAATACAGTTAGATAATGATGACAAAGGAAATTATTTCGTAAAACTTTTGTTACATCTTTAATACTGACATTTTTATAAATTTCAAGCGAATTATTAGAATCATCTTTTAGCCAAGCATTACATTCATCTTTATCTAGTGCTAGATATTTAGTCCAATATTCATCATTAAATACTCCATTAAAATATTCTCTATATTGTTCTGATGTTTTATCATAAGTTGAATAACATTCATTATCTTTAATAGTCTTTAAGATTTTCTTTGCAGTTGTACTTTGTTGCTTATGTTTCTTTGATATATTTTTAAGCTTTTTAAGCATATCAAAATAATATTGATTGAAAATATATGTAGATGTTAAAGTAGAAGTCATTATGATTATTTTTCATTAAATATCCTTAAATATATTTTCTCGTTGTTTTTGTAATTCGTCTAATGATGGAAGTTTTTTAGACGAACTTTCTTTTGTATCTTTTGACAAAGGTTGTTTTTGACTTTGTGGGCTAACTACATCTTTTTTCTCCATAACATCAATACTACACCATTTATATACTTTGTCATCTTCCATATTCATCGAATTAATATTATCATCATCAATTGAACTAAAATAATCAGATGAAATAGCACCTAATGTAAATGCCAGCGGTTCATCGTTGCTAGTTGGAGATATTGGTGCTACTTTTAAATCAATAGACGGGTTAGTCATTGTTTCTTGTTTATCTCTTGTTGTATTATTTGCAAATAAATAACCTCTATTTGGTAATAATAAATAATCAAAAACAGCTTTGCCATATATAATTTCTTTTGACGGTACAAACATCATTGCTGGTACAGCTTTTACTTTATGTCTTATTTTATTAATGATACTATCAACTGCAACTAGTTTTATACTGTTTTTAGTATCATGTCTTTTTATGGTTTCTAACAAAATAGAGCAATGCTGGCAGGTTTCGCTATAAAATAATATCATTTATAAAATAATAATAAATTAATATAATAAAAAATGACATAAAATTTATATTATTTTAAATAAATAAGTAATGTCTTTCGGTAAATCAACATATGATAAAGTATCTAATAAATATTCATTTGATATTAAAGATCTAGATTTATCAATAGCGAATGCTATTCGTCGCATTATTTTAAGTGAAATACCAACTGTTGGATTTTATGGCGAAGAAGAAACGACAATTCAAATTATTGAAAATACAGGTCCATTACATGACGAATTTATGAAACATAGAATTGGTTTAATTCCTATTTATGTAAGTGAAGAGATCACTGATGAATACGAAGACAATGATTATATATTTGAATTAAATGTAATTAATAATAGTACAAATACCATTAATATTACAACAAATAATTTTACAGGTACTTATAAAGGAAAAGAATTATCAAAAAAAGAATTAAATATATTATTTCCAAAAAATGAAGTATCTGACGAATATATATTAATTACACGTCTTAGAAGTGGAGAACAATTACATTTGATTGCAAAAGCAATTAAGCGTACAGCAAAAACAAATGCTTCATTTTCACCAGTTTCACTTGCTAATTTGTATTATATTGAAGATGAAGCAGAATCAGCGACAAAAGATAATATTTTAGATAAACAAAGAAGTTATCATAGAAATGCTTATGGTGATCCTACATTAATTAAGTTTGAAATAGAACCTGTTAATAATATGAGTCATACCTATTTATTATTAACAGCATTTAAAGTACTACAAGAGAAACTAGTATCATTAATTAAATCATTAGAATCAAATAATGTTATGATTGAGCCAGTACAAAATAATCCATTTTCATTTAATTTTCATGTAAATGACGAAGATGATACTCTAGGAAATGTAATTCAATCATTATTACATAATAAATATATAAGAGCAAATAAGAAACATAAAAATTTAGTTTGCAGTTATATTGGTTATATTTGCCCTCATCCATTAAAAAAATTAATGATTATTAGAATAACTATTGAAGATCAAATAACACCTGACATTTTCTCACAATTTTTAAGTGATAATTGTAGAGATATTATTAAAGAATTAGACGGATATATGAAACAATTAGAATATGCTGGAGAAGAGTCTTCAACATCATCTTAATAAAAAAAATTATTTACATTACAATACGTGTTTTATGATAACAAGTATAAACTGGTCTAAGAGGATTAAATAGAGTATAAATAACGTTATGAGCGTTTACTGTTGAATGAAGAAAATATGTTCTAATTTTTTTTTCATCATCGTCCTTCCAATATTGAATTTGAAAAGGAGGATAATTATAATTTACATATTTAATAAGATTTTCAGTATATTTATCAAGTTCATCATTAAGTTCAACTTCAACTGTATATTCGAACGATTGGAAAGGTAGAGACATTGTTTTTTAAATTATATATATCACAATTCTTTAAGTAATTTATTATATAAATTATATTCTACTTGTGAAGATACCAATTTATCATTAGTATCTAATATATAGTCATTCATATCATATTTATAATTAAATTCTGGTTCAAAATATTGATAATTTTTTGAATCATTTATTGAACCATATGTTTTTGACAATTCAAATTGATCTACTACTCCAACAACATTTGCCATAACTATTTTATTATAGTTTCCATCTGTAATAGTCAAAAATTTAATATGTTTTGAAAGAGGTTTATTTTGTCTGCTAATAACTATATCAATCTCCATTAATAATTCTTTTGTATTTTTTTTATTATATTTATATTTTAATAATACATTATTTTTAATTTTATAACGATTATTAATATCATTCGGTAAATCAAATAAAGGTAATCTGATTATTTTTTTAAAATAATTTATGAAATTTGTAAAATAATTATTTAAATTTCGTTTATTTTTAGCCAATTTTGCAGGAATCCATTTAGACCATTCAACGCCTTCAATATATAGTATTATTTTTTCACTGTTTATATTAAAAGCTGTCTTTAATTTTTCATCTAATTCATCATTACCAATATCATAAAATAAATTAGTGTTATTTTTTAAAGTTATATCATATGGTAATTTAGAATTTATATTATATCGCTCCCATGGATATTCATTTGTGTTTGTATAATTTGAAGATATAAATTTTTCAATATTAATGGTAATGATATAATAAAATATCAGTAATAATAATATTATTATTATAATTTTTGTCAACATCTATAATATAAATTATATTTAATTTATAGAGTATATAATAATGATATTATTAGCTATTTTATTATACATTTTTATATTATTATTAATTTTTTTAATAAAACCGTCTATAATGTTTGATATTTATGGTAATATTAAAAAACATACATCAAATTCATTATTAACGCTAGATTTAGTTTATCCAATACTTGCTTTACTCTGTTATTATTTTTCATTAGTTATAAAAGTAATTTTAATTTCATAATTATGGATTATATTAAAAACTGGATTCTAAATTCTTATAACGACACAAAGTTATCAAAGAATTCATGTTTATTTGTAGTTGGTAATTCGGGTATTGGTAAAACTTATATGGTTAATAATATTTGTAATGAATTAGATTTATTTATAGTTAATATTAATAGTTATAATTGTAGTTCATCAAAACAATTAGTAGATTTACTATTTAAATCATTTGTATCGTCATTAATTCAAAATTTAACAAATAATAAACAAAAAAAAATTATTATTATCGATGAATTTGAGACATTATTGTCATTTGATAGTACTATGAATATACATTTATTAAATTTTTTAATGACAGAGCATAAACATATACCAATTATTTGTATTAGTTCAATTGATATTATAAAAAAACTTGGTGAAATAAAAAAACAATGTTTATTTTATGAATTACCGTTATTAACAAATAATGAAATTTATAATATTTTGTTGAAATATAAACCTTTATTGACGTATGATGAAAGTATTACTATTATTAATGAATCTAATAGTAATATAAAGATTTGTATTCAAAAAATAACAAACACTTATTATAATTCTGTCGATGAAATATTAGACATATCATTATTATATTCTAATAATTTTAATAGATATTTATTAAAAAAAATAATAAACAAAGATCAATGGATAATACCTTTAAAATTTCATGAAAATTTAATAAATGAATTAAATAATAGAAATTGTTTAAAAAAAATAAAAAATAATTTTTACAAATCATTTATTTATAACTTTTGTCATTTTGATATAATGATGATGAAAAATAATGAAATTGCAATTGAATTTTTTATTAATAGTATATATGATTTATTTTCTTTAAAAAATAAAAAAAACAAATCACATAACTTAAATAATTTTACAAAATTATTAAGTTATTTATCATTACAAAAAAAAAATAATAAAACAACGCATAAATTAATTATACCAAATACTCATATTAATGGTAATTATCATTTAAGTATTATAAATAGAAAATTTATTTATTAATATTAGATAGTTAATAATAAAAAATGAGTAGTTCTGTATCATCCTTTACAAATAGTTTTTCTAATTCACTTTCAAATTCTATATCATATGGTAGAGATACAGCCACAAATTTATCTTCTAGTTTATCTTCTAATAGTAATTTATATATTGGTCTATTAATTGTTATAATAGTTTGTGTTATAGTAGCTTATCTATTGTATATATACATTGGATATATGTTATTTTCAAAATTCAAAACCGTAATTCCCGATACAAAAATACCAATTATAGCAACTAAGTTAACTAGAGTCGATGCTGTAATTGATAAAACCGCTAATGGTTATCGTAGAAGTTTTTCATTTTGGATTTATATAAATGACATGAATAAATATAAAGGACAATTTAAACACGTGTTATCATTTTCAAGTGATGCTACTATAGCAAATTTCCAACCAGCAATTAGCTGTTCTCCTTGTATATATTTAGATCAATATAATAATTCCATGTTTATTAGATTTAATGATTTAAATAAAAAGAATAGTGTCACAAATATAATGCCAAATACACAGGCTAATAATGAAATATTTTATAAAGGTCAAGGTGTTAAAATAGATTATATTCCTTTACAACGCTGGGTCCACGTTGCAATTGTTTGTAATTCTGATAGATTAGGTCCAACAATATATACATATATTGATGGTGAAATTGTCAGCAGTTCTGGTTTTATTAATAATGATGCTACTATTTCAAGCAAAGTTAATATTGATCTCAATACATCAGGCAATGTATATATAGGCGGTTCAGATAATTTAACAGGAACTGTTGCAGGATTTTCTGGATTAGTTGCAAAGGTTACAACATACAATCATGATATTAATCAACAAGACGTCTATAATGATTATAATAGTGGTCCAATGAGTGGATTTTTAGCCCAATTAGGATTAGGAATGTATGGTATTCGTAATCCTATATACAAAAAACAATAATTATAATATATATTATAATTAGAAATAATTAGTATGATAAATACATTAATACAAATAATTTTATCTGTTTTTTTAATATTAATCATGGCTTTTATAAGTTATTCAATATATAACAATGAATATATACGTTCTATTCGTTTCAGTAATTCTTCAAGAAAAGAAACAAGTGTTTATAAAGGCATATTAGATTATTCTACAACGGAAGAAATTGTTTTAGAAACATATAATAAATTAGCACCAAGATATGTTGATATTAATCCTTCTATAAATCAAAATGGAGGCGCTGAATATTCATATAATTTTTGGATATGTTTTAATAAAAATGAAAATGGAAGATTAAGTAATCCAGAATTTAATAATAATGAAACAGATGGATTTAATTCTACAAAACAAAATTCTATAAAAGATTCTTGTTATCTAATTTTATTTTATAAGGGTGAAAAGAATACATTACCTTTTAAAAATTATGATTATGAATGTAATACTGGTATTGTAGACAGAATAGATAAACGCATTTTAGTTAAAAATCCATTAATAAAAATAAGAAATGATTGTAAAGAAATTATTGTAGAATACAATAACATTAATTTTCCAGAATCATATAATAATAGTTCATATAAAATAGAATGTAATTTATCTAATATTGACGATAATCGATTTGATAAAATAATTAAAGAACGAAATAAAAATAAATTTGGTATTAAAGATATAAAATATAATGAATATGGTAAAGTTTATAATATGGTTACTATTGTATTTCAAGAAAATCAAAAAGGTAGAGATTCTATAACACAAACTAATACCAACTGTAGAATATATTTAAATGGAGATTTAATATCTGACCGTTTAGCAAATACCTCAGTTATTGAAAATGATATCATTAATGGATTTTCATCCCGTGTAATGAAGAGTAATTTAAGTAAATTATACATAAACCCATATACACAAAATTTAGCAAATACTGGAAGTGTATTAAAACCTAAAATGATAACAAACGATGACAAAATAACATTAGTATCACCATTACAAGTTGCTGATTTATCTTATTTTAATTATTGTTTAACCAATTATGAAATAGGTGGATTATATAGACGTGGTTTTAATAAATATCCGGCTATACTTCCGCTTGAAAAAGATTATATTTATAAGAAAGGATTTAATTTTGGTGATGATGTGCCTAAAATGATATAAGTAGTATTTTTTTATTTATTATAAAATAATAAATATGACTGGTGGAATAGCACAACTTGCTTTAAGAGGACAATTTGATGATTATATTTTTAATAATCCGCAAATTAGTTTTTATAAATTTGTATATAAAAGACATACAAATTTTTCAATTGATAATATGTCTTTAAATTTTGATAATATAAATTGTTCGATTAGTACAATGCATAATACAACATATACATGTAAAATTATTAAAGAAAATGTTGATTTACTTTCAAAATTATATTTTGTATATAAATTACCTGATATTTTTTCTGATGATAAATTAAAATTTAAATGGGTTGAAAATATAGGTAGTTTAATAATAAAAAATGCAACAATTTATTTTGATGATAAACAAATTGACTATATTACAGGAGAATGGTTAGTTGTATGGAATGAATTATCTATGCCTGTAAAAGATAGTTATAATGAAATTACAGGAAATATAAAAGAACTAACAAATCCCTCAACTGGAAAAAATATTTTTAGAATTAATAATAATATTTATAGCACTTTTGATTATCCGCCTGGTAATATTAACAATAACATACCATCTATTAAAAGCCGTCTTATATCCGTTCCATTGCCATTTTGGTTTTCAAAAAATCCATCACTAGCAATCCCAATATTAAATTTTTCATCAGCAATTACAATAACTTTTAGATTAAATTTACAAAATATTGAAAACTTATATGTTGTTTATAGTGATATTTTAAATATGCATGTTAGTCCAAATTATTATAATGTTTTACATAGTGCTAAAATATCTATAAAAGATTTTATTATTAATGAAAATATTAATCCATATTTAGAAGCTACATATATATTATTAGATAACGATGAAAGAATTGAAATGAGAAAAATGGCAACAAGACAAATATTATTTGAAAGTATGGATGTAATTTCAAATGATTTGCAAGTTGGCGGAGATGGTTCTATACGTTCAATAGATATATTATCAAAATTCCCAATTAAAGAATTGATTTGGACTTTAAAAAGAAGTGATACAATTGACAAATTTAATGATGTTTTAAATTATACAAATAGTATTCCAAAAAATAATGAAAATAGTATTATGAATACTGCTAAAATTAATTGGAAAACTGTTGGAAATAATTATTTGAGAGTAGAAGAAAAAGGTTCATATTTTTTCAATAATATTCAACCATACGAAAATCATTCATGTATTCCAAGACAAGGAATTTATAATTATTCCTTCAGTATTCATCCTGAAAAATGGTTCCCTTCTGGTAGTTATAATTCAAGTTTAATTGGTTCAACATTATATATTACAGTTAATAATTTAGATAATACAAATATTGAGAATCTTTTAATTGCTAATAAAAAACCATCTTATACAAATAAAATTAATTATAAAATTGATTTATATACAGTTAGATATAATATTATAACAATAGTTGGTGGAGAAGTTGGACTTAAATTTTCTCTTTAAATTATTATATATTATTAGAAAGAAATATGGATTTAATATTATTAATAGCATTCGTTATAATGATAATTTTTATTTATTATTTAATTTCTGTTATTAAAGATTTACAAATAGATGTAAATAATATGTCAATGAGTTGTTCTACTGATAAAACAAAAATAAAGAAAATAGAAACATTAGATCATAAACTTAAAAATGATTTTGTAAAATTCTTAGATTATATAAAAATTTTTTTTATATAAGAATAAATTACAATTATAAGTAATATGCCTCGAAAAAAAAACGTACAGGATACGACGAGTGTTAAAAAAACTAATAAAAAAAATATTATTGATACAATGATAAAAACATCGGATACTATCGATGAAAATGATGATATAATTATTCAATTACCAATACCTCCATCAAAAATTAATTCTATTATTAATAATAATGAAAATGAAATTAAAATAACAAATCCAGTTCCATATGAAACAAACTCATTTTTTATGAATGATGCTGAAAATATATCATATGATGTTTCGCATGATTATCAAAATACATTTAGCAATGTAAACAATACTTCTCATTGTTTTTGGTGTTGTCATACTATTGCTGATACTGTTTATGGTATGCCATATAATTATGATTCAATTAATGATAATTATTATATCTATGGTTCATTTTGTTCTTTACAGTGTGCTAATGCTTATAATTTTTCAACACATGGCAGTAGTGATAAAGTGTGGGAAATAAATAGTTGGATTCAGATGTTAGCAAAAAGATATGGATTTGATAGTATTATTAGACCAGCACCATCTAGATATTTACTAAAAATGTTTGGTGGTAATCTTTCTATTGAAGAATTCAGAGAAGCGCACTTAAAAACAGATAAAACATATATTTTAAATATACCACCTATGATATCTATCACAAGTACTACTGAAATTTTAAATACATCATATTTATCAAAAATGAGTGAAAAAAGAAAAAAAAATTAAATATTATTTTTTTGTTAATATTTCGAATAATGTTCGAATTGTTAATGTGCGATTGTGTGTAAATGTTCTTGTACCATCTGGGAGAATAAATAATCCACCTTGAAATTTCATTTTATTAAATCCTTCTTTATCAAATATCTCCATTGTATATATTTTTGAATTCATAAACCAATATTTAAATATTTTTCTATTTCCATAAGGATCAAATTCTTGATTTTCTTGCAAATCTTCAACAATTTCAACTGTATCAAATGATTCTAAAATTTTTGTAATAACTTCCTCCATTATTTATATTTTTTTAATAATAACAATAATCATTTTTTTTCTTTAAAAAAAATCAAATAAAAAAATGATTTAAGAATTATGAATTGTTTATATATTTGTTAATATGAGCGACAATATTTATTTTACACCTTATAAAGTTAGTACTATAACATGTAATGCAGATTTGGGATTATATCTAAATTTAGATATTTTATATGAAAATTTTACGATTAATGATAAATTTATTTGGATATATTATCCAAAAATTACAGATAAAGTTAATTCTAAGGGTATTTATCCAAAAAAGAAACGTACTACTAAGAAAAATACAGTTAAGAAAAATTTATTTGACAATCAAGTGACAACAATATATAAACATGAAGATAGTTATTATCCAAATTTAAAAATTTTTAAAAATGGTAATATTCAGATTACGGGTATTAAAGATGAATTGATTGTAAAAAATATTATTGAATTAATTATTGCAGAAATTAAAAGAATTCATTCAGTTGAACCTAATATTATTGTAAATAATAATATTGATATTATCGGTTTTAATAAATTCGTCATTAGAATGATTAATACAGATTTTAAGTCATATATGAATGAAACATTAGAAACTAAATTTCTAATTCGACGTAAAATTTTACATAAAATTCTTATTAGCGAAACATATAATAATAAATGTAGTTTTGAACCAGGCAGATATCACGGTGTTAAATTAGAATATTTCTGGAATTCAAATAAAACAAAACATGATGGTATTTGCGTATGTTCTAAACATTGTTTCGGAAAAGGAACGGGACATGGTGAAAATAATTGTAAAAAAATAACAATTGCTATATTTGAAAGTGGAAGCGTACTAATTACTGGTGGAATTTCATTCGAACAAATTAATGAAGCTTATAATTATATAACTGATATTCTAAATAAACATAAGGATGAAATCCAAAAATCAGATCTAGCTTTATTATTATTATAAAATTAGATCTAATTTTTCAATAATTTCTTCAAATCCAACAATTTTTTCCATATTATATTCCATTGTCATTTCATTATCATGACATACAAATTTAATTTTAATAGGTTTTTCATCTTTAATAATAGTTCTATTACTAATTAATTCATCATTATCATTATCATAATAATCATCATACATATCAATAATATCAAAATCATTTATTATTTTTTTCTTGAAAATATAACAATCAATATATTCAATATTTTTGTAATTAAATATTTCAAATAATTCTAATTGAATATCATTTGAATATCTAATTAAATTTGATTTATATTCTAATACAACACTATTATCTGTTAAATCAAGAATTATTTTTAAAGTGTGATTTAATCCATTAACATTTACTACATAAATATATTCATTTGTATCAGGTGTATAATTAATATTTAATGAGATTACTTTAGAATTTCTTTTAATAAATTGATGAATTTCTTCGTATTCGAGCATATTATTTTAAATCTATAAAATAAAATTCATTTTTTTTTATATAAAAAATAAATTTTATTAATGTATAAAATGAATAAAAATACTTCTTATACAAATATATATTATTATTGTTATAATAATATTATTTTAAATGTTTACTTAATCGGATATATATTTTATCCAGATAAATTCAAAAATAAAATTATAAATATAAAAAAAACAATTGATAATTGCTATAATATGATGCTAATGATCTCATATAGAGATGAAATTATGAATAAATATCAAATTGATATTTTTGATGTTTATAAACAATTTACAAATATATTAAGTCCATTATCAAATAATAACTTAATTGATAATGATAATATTAGCGTGATGAGTTCCGTAAGCTCTTCGAGCTCTTTAAACTTTGACTCTGAATCAAGCGAGAGTTCACTTTTTGATTTTGACGATGATATTTAATAATATCAGTGCATAATCCCAATTTCTTTGCTTCTATTGCATCTATAATAGTAAATTTATTTTTTATATTTTCTATTTGTATATTTGTCATTTTTGTTTTTTCTTTTAATATTTTCTTGATTACATTGAAAATAAGATCTGTATTTTTTACATTATCAGTTAATAAATATCCAATTTTACTATTTATATATATTATATTACTAACAATATATGCATAATCAAATAATATTATATGATCGCAATAAAGTAATGGTAAAAGCTCATCAATAGTTATTGGTCCTTCAATAATCGCATAAGTTGGTGCATCTATATTTTGAATACGCGGTATTAAATTAAATATATCAAAAATATTATGGTTTAAAACACTTTCTTCTGTTTCATCTTTATCATTATCTTCATGACATCCATATTGTTTAGGATATATTATCACAGGAGATAAATTTTTTTCAAATAATATATTATCTAATTTTAAAACAGCATCTTTACAAGATATTGTTATATTATTATAATTATAATTTTGTATAATATTATATATATCGTGATTTAATATTTCTTTTGGTTTTTTTCGTTTAATATCTATTACTCTATCAACAATCCCTTTTTTTAAACAAAAATCAGAATCTAATAATAAATCATGTTGCATTAATTCTTTTAATTCTTCTTTCTTAAATTTAGTTTGCTCTAAATACATATCCATTATTTTATCAAAATAAGTATCAACTAAATTAACATAATTTGTAATTTGATGTTGTCTACTATTAATCTGACCTCTGATTGAATATTCATGAATTAAACAATACCCATATTTTGTAATTAAACGATAATGACTTGAAATTGATAAATATGTTGCAGCAGAACACGAATAATTATCAACTATTGTTACAATAGGTACTTTACTTAATGCATAAACACTTAACAAGCGCATTCCAGCTGATACAGAACCTCCATGTGATGATATATGAATTAAAATAGGTTTGGGATTTAATGATGCACCATTTTCACTATATGTTGGTTTATTAGCTAGATGAATCGAATCTATCAATTCTGATACTGATTTATTTGTAACTCTCTTATTAAAATAGATGTGTGTAAATTTATTTGAAAAAAAATCATTATCACTCATTTCATCAAATATTTTTGTGTTAATATTCATTTTGTTTCTATATTATAACTATAATTAATTATTTTATCATATAAAATACTTAATTGAGATTTATATTGAGTGTCATTATATATATATGTATTTAACATTTTTTTATAAAATATATATGGATTTTTATTTAAAAAGCTCATTACAAACAAATAAATTAAAAATAAATATAATCCAAATAATAAATCTTTTTTATGAATTTCAATTGGATACTTAAAAATTAACAGAATTGGAATAAATTTTATGATTACGTTTATAATAAAAAACTTAATTAAATTATAACGATTTATTTTATAGTAAAATAAATAAATTAGCTCAAATAATGTAAATATATATGCTATTAATAATATAATAAATGGATTATATGATGTTAGTTTAAAATAAAATAACAAAAACCACACAAATATCCAATAAGAAAATATTTCTATCATTGTCTTTATATTATATACAATAGCCAAAAAATATTTTTGACTATATAAAACCTAAACTCTTTTAATGCTCCAAGTAATGAGAACCAGCAAGACCATGATTATCATTATAATGGATATGAGCTTTTGGATGTGGCGAAACACACTTTCTTTCTTTCCTATCTTTCTTCATCTTCTTAAGCAACTGAGTATATATTTCCTTTGCAGTACGAGGAGATTGCGATCTAGGTGGCATAGAAACGGTGATTGTATCAACTGAAAACAATAAATATTTATAAAATGGTTTTAATCATTTTTTTTTAAATTTGCTTTTATTTTAAACAAATTTATTTTTTATTTGTTTAAAATAAGAAAATGAGTTGTAAAGATCCAAAGTGCGTTTTTTCTAAAAAATTGAATAAATGTATATTGCCAAATCCATATCTTGAAGCAATGGCTGAATGTAGTAGAAATAAAATTAAAAAAATTGATTGCAAATATGAAGATAGAAAAGAAGAAGCTAAATTACAAGCATGTAAAAATTATAGAATAAGAACAGGACAAGTAAGTAAATCAGAATCTTCTAAAAATCAAAAAGAAAGTAAACCATCATTAACATCTTCTGTTAAAAATAAATTAAACAAAATTAAACAAAATATACAAGCGCGTAAAATTACCAAAAAATTTAAAGAATTTATTTCACCTTTTGTTAATCGTGTTTCTGCCAATCTTCAAAGTCGTATTGATTATTATAACATGTTATTTAAAATTTTATCTAAAATTACTAAAGAACAATGTTTAAATTTCTATAATGAAACTAATGGAAATAAACAATATACATTAGGTGATAATATGGAAATATTATTAACAAAACAAATAGGATCTCCCAGTCAATATGGTGTAGTATATTTATCAAAATTAAATATGGAATTTAAAAAATTTTTTAAATTTGGATTAAAAATAATGGAAAATAATATTGAAAATCAAGAAGAAATATCAACATTAAAAATATTATCTGATTTAGCATTAAAAAATATTAATCCTCATTTTCCAATATTATATAAAACATTTGAATGTAATAAGGCTCCAATAGTAAAAAGAGATTATCCTGATTTAATAAAAAATGGAAAATATGTTATTACATTAACAGAATTAGCAAATGGAGATTTACAAACATTTATTAAAACAAATGAAGAATATAAAAGAAATGATGAGTTAATTAAAAATACTTTGCAACAAATATTTATTTCAATTTTATCTTTTCATTTACATATGAAACAAATTCATACCGACGCTCACTGGGGCAATTTCTTATATCATAAAATTAAGCCTGGTGGTTATATACATTATAAGATATTTGATGTAGATGTATACTTAGAGAATATGGGATATTTATGGATAATATGGGATTATAAAATAGAACCTATAACAAATCAAAATATTTATGATGATTATGATAATATATTAACTGTATTTGAAAATTCTGAATTTACAAAAGGTATAATTACACATATTTACTCAAATCAAATTCAAGTAATTGTAAATTATATTTCTATTTTATTACAAGAAAATTTGCTTGAAAAAAATAAAAAAAATACATATGATGATAAAAAATTATGGGATAATTTATTAAAATCGCGATTATTTACAAAAAATACTGGTTTTGTACCACCAAAATCAGAAATTATAAATTATGGTAAGCCATATATATTAAAATAAATGATTTTTTTTATTATATATTATTTTAAATAGATTGTATAATAATGGAGTCTTCTGCCAAATTACAAAAAATAAAAGAAAACTTTAATGCAAGCATTATAACTAATAGTTTTAAAAAATTTATTACACTTTATACAGATCGCATTTCAGTAAATATTCAAACGCGTATTAATTATTATATTGCATTATTTAAAATTTTTAGTGCAATTAATAAAAATCAATGTATAACTTTTTTCAACGGAACTGATGATGAAAAACAATATACAATTGGGGATAATAAGGAAATATTATTAACAAAAAAGATAGGTTCAGAAAGTAAAGAAGGTATAATATATTTTGGAAAAATTAATATTAATCATAAAAGATTATATAAATTTGCAATAAAAATAATGAAAAATACAGAAACAAATTTTAAAGAATTGATATTATTAAATACATTGTCAAAAATAGTAATAAATAATAAAAATCCCCATTTTCCAATATTATATAAACATTTTATATGCGATAATCCAATATCAAGTAGTATATATCCAAAATTAATTCAAAAAGATAAATATTTAATAATATTGACAGAATTAGCAAATAGTGATTTATCAAAATTTCTTAGAACAAATGATGATTTATTAGACGACGAATTAGTAAAAAATACTATGCAACAAATATTTATTTCAATTTTATCTTTTCACATATATATAAAAGCTATACATACAGACGCTCATTGGGGTAATTTCTTATATCATAAAATTAAGCCTGGTGGTTATATACACTATAAGATATTTAATGAAGATGTATATATCAAAAATATGGGTTATTTGTGGATAATTTGGGATTATCAAATAGAAAATATAAATATAACCAACAATTTTAATGATTATTATAATATAATAAGTGTATTTGAAAATTCTGAATTAACACAAAAAGTAATTACATATGTTTATTCAGATGAGATTAAAGCAATAACAGAATTTATAAAAAAAGTATTATTACTAAGTATTGATGATAAAAAATTATGGAAAAATTATTTATTCAAAAACAACTTATTTAAAGATTATTTAGTAAAACCAGAAGATAGTGAAATTATAAATTTAGAAAATCCATATATTTTAAATTATTAACTTGATTTATTTTTTTTATATAATTCATATAGATTATAAAAATGAGTTGTAAAGAACCAAAGTGCGTTTTTTCTAATAGATTCAATAAATGTATATTGCCAAACGCATATATTGAAACAATTGCTGAATGTGGTAGAAATAAAATTAAAAGAATTAATTGTAAATACGCAGATAGAAAAGAAGAAGCTAAATTACAAGCATGTAAAAATTATAAAATAAGAACAGGACAACTTAGTAAATCTGCTGAAAAACCTGTAAAGAAACCAGTTGAAAAACCTGTTAAAAAACCAGTTGAAAAACCTGTTAAAAAACCAGTTGAAAAACCTGTAAAGAAACCAGTTGAAAAGCCTGCAGAAAAACCTGTTAAAAAACCAGTTGAAAAGCCTGTAAAGAAACCAGTTGAAAAGCCAATAAAAAAACCAGTTGAAAAGCCAGTAGAGAAACCTGTTAAGAAATCATCAAGTAAATCAATTAAAAAACCAGTTAATAATAAATCATCTTTATCAGACTCTGCTAAAATTAAATTAGAAAGAATTAAACAAAATATACAAGCGCGTAAAATTGTAAATAAATTTAAAGAATTCATTTCACCTTTTGTTAATCGTGTTTCTGCTAATCTTCAAAGTCGTATTGATTATTATAATGTATTATTTAAAATTTTAGATAAAATCAGTGAAAACCAATGTTTAAATTTTTACAATGAAACTAATGGAAATAAACAATATACATTAGGTGATAATAAAGAAATATTATTAACAAAACAAATAGGAACTAAAAGTAAATATGGTATAGTATATTTATCAAAATTAAATATTGATTATAAAAAAATATTTAAATTTGGCATTAAAATAATGTTAAATAATGTTGGTAATAAAAAAGAAATACAAATATTAAAAGTATTATCTGATTTAGCATTAAAAAATGTTAATCCTCATTTTCCAATATTATATAAAACATTTGAATGTAATAAGGCTCCAATAGTAAAAAAAGATTATCCTGATTTAACAAGAATTGGAAAATATGTTATTACATTAACAGAATTAGCAAATGGAGATTTAAAATCAATATTATTAGGGGATGCTGTTTTTCATTCTAATAATGAATTACTTAAAAATGCCATGCAACAAATATTAATCTCAATTTTATCTTTTCATTTACATGTAAAGAAATATCATAGCGACGCTCATTGGGGTAATTTCCTATATCATAAAATTAAACCTGGTGGTTATATACATTATAAGATATTTGATGTAGATGTATACTTAGAGAATATGGGTTATTTATGGATAATATGGGATTATGGTATATGTAAACCATTAACTGTTGAAAATTACAGTTCTGATTATTTTAGAATTTTACATGCTTTTAAAAATGAAAAAAGAGAATTGGTGAATGGTGTATTAAGATATGAAGAAGGTTTTGTTGCTTTAACCGATTTCGTATATACTAAAGAAATAATAGATTTAACAAACGAACTTATTAGTATAGTTATGAAAAAAGAGCTTGAAAAATATACATGGATTGATCGTTTATTAAAACACCGATTATTTTTAAGAAATACTGTTAAGCCACCTAATGCAGAAATTATTAATTTAGGAAAACCATATATATTAAAATAAATAAATGATTTTTTTTATATTATTTATAAAAATATTTAATAAATGGAAAGTGATAATATTTATTTAGATTTAATAAATGAAACAGAATTATGGGTTAAAGAACAAATGAAAGATTATGATTGTTCTCATGATTTCGAACATGTATTAAGAGTAAAAAATATGGCAATTAAAATAGCAAAAAAAGAAAAAATAGATAATAATGAAATATTTAAAATAATTATGGGTGCTCTAATGCATGATGTAGCTGATTCTAAATACTCTAAAATAGAAAACGAACAAGAAATATTGATAAAATCATTTTTAAAAGATAAATTACCACCTGACATTATTGATGAAATTGTATATATATCATGTAATACTTCATTGTCAAAAGAAGTATCTAATATGAATAAAATTGATAAAAATAATGTTAATTTGAAATGCGTACAAGACGCAGATAGAATCGATTCGCTTGGTTCAATTGGTATAACAAGATATTTTATGTATGGTATTCATAAAAATAACAGTAAAACAAATGATATTATTATAAATATTAAAACAAGAACAAAAATAATATTAAAATTTATAAAAACAAAATATGGCAACAAAATAGCTAAAAAGAAATATAAAATTATAAAAAAATTTATAAAAAATTACGAAAAAGATTTAAAGATTTAAGATAATATTATGAATATAAAAAAACTGAATATCATTATGTCAAAAGAAGATACTGTAGGCATTGGTATTGATCTTGGTACAACTACTAGTTGTGTTGCTGTTTGGATTGGAGATAGAGTTGAAGTTATTCCGGATTATCAAACAGGATCAAGAATTATTCCATCGTATGTTACATTTACAGATGAAGAAAAACTCGTTGGAGATGCATCAAAAAATGTTTCAACTATGTATCCAAAAAATACTCTATATGATATTAAACGTCTAATCGGTCGTAAATATGATGATGAATGCGTTCAAAAAGATAAAAAACTATGGACTTTTGATATTCACGGAGATAAAAATAATAAACCTGTTATTGATGTTGAATATAAAAATGAAAAGAAAGAATTATATCCTGAAGAAATTTCTGCAATGGTTCTTACTCGTCTAAAAGAAACAGCAGAAGCTTATCTAGGACATCCTGTTAAAAAAGCTGTTGTAACTGTTCCTGCTTATTTTAATGATAGTCAAAGACAAGCTACAAAAGATGCTTGTATTATTAGTGGTATGGAATGTCTTAGAATTATTAATGAACCAACTGCAGCTGCTATTGCATATGGTCTTGATAAAATTGATGATGGTGGAAAAGAAAAAACTATTTTAATTTTTGATGAAGGTGGTGGCACTCATGATCTTTCAATTTTGTCTATTGATGGTGGTATTTTTGAAGTTAAAGCAACTGCAGGTGATACACATCTTGGTGGTTCTGATCTTGATAATCTTATTGTAGATTTCCTTTGTGCTGATATTAAGAAACGATATAATAAAAATATTAAAGAAAATGCAAAAGCACTAAAGCGTCTTAATATTGCAGCAGAAAAAGCTAAGAAAAATCTATCCACATCCGCGACTGTTCCAATTGAGATCGATTCATTATTTGATGGTGTTGATTATACTATTTCATTGAGTCGTGCTAAATTCGAACAACTTGCTGAAAGTTTCTTTAATAAATCAATGGAACCTCTAAATAAAGTTATTCAAGATGCTAAAATTTCTAAGAGTGATGTAGATGAAATTGTTCTTGTAGGTGGTACAACTAGAATTCCAAAAATCCAAGAATTACTAAGTAATTATTTTAATGGAAAACAACTAAATAAATCACTAAATCCAGATGAAGCTGTTGCTATTGGTGCAGCAATTCAATGTGCTATTCTAACAGGTCAAGGCAGTTCAAAGACAAATGATCTACTTCTTCTTGATGTTGCACCTCTTTCTCTTGGAATTGAAACAAGTGGTGGTGTTATGACGAAAATTATCGAAAGAAATACTACTATTCCTACAAAGAAATCACAAACATTCTCAACATATGCTGACAATCAACCTGGTGTAGATATTAAGATTTATGAAGGAGAAAGAGCATTTGTTAAAGATAATAATCTTCTTGGTTCATTTAATTTAACTGGTATTCCTCCTATGCCAAGAGGACAACCAAAGATTGTTATTGATTTGTCAATTGATGTTAATGGTATTCTTGAAGTAACAGCAAAAGAAGAAAGCACAGGTAAAACTAATAATATTAAAATTACTAATGACAAAGGCAGACTTTCAAAGGAACAAATTGAAGAAATGGTTAAGGCTGCGGAAAAATATAAAGAAGATGATGAGAAAAATAAACAACTAATTGAGGCAAAGAATGAACTTGAAAACTATTTATATAATACTAAAAATAGTCTTTCAACTAAATCAGAAGGTGCTCCTGAGAACTTTGATGAAATTAAAGCTCAAATCGATCCTGTGGTAGATGAAGCACTAAAATGGTTTGAAGATAATCCTAAATTAGATATTCAAGAATATAAAAATAAACAAAAAGAATGTGAAGATAAAATTAAACCACTAATTACAAAGCTTTATGGTGCTGTTCCACCAATGGGAGGAATGGAAATGGGAACTGGACCTCCACCATTCGCAACATCAGAAGATGCAAAAGCCGATGATATCGATGACATCGATTAGAAAAATTATGAAAAATATTGTAATTTATTTTTATTAGCAATTGATATAATTTCATTATTATTGCGTAATCTTGTTGATAAATATTCAATTGTATCACCATCATTTGAAACACATTTTATAGCTAAATCATAATTATCTTTTAATTTATTACTAGCATAATAAATAACAGGTGGATAAATATCAATTAATTCATTTATAAAATCATAATTTGATCTTAATTCTTTTGAAGCATACCTAATAACAGTTCTATCTTTTTTACATAATAACAACATGATTTTTTTATCATTTTGATATTTATATGGCATATATTTAATTAAAATTGGCATATTATTTAAAAAAACATTGATTATTTCATCTGTAATTAGCATTTTTTTTATAAAAAATATATTTAAATAATGAGGATTAATTATTTTCGAAGATAATTCTACAAAATCATTTTTTAAATAATTTTTTTTGAAAATTTTAACACTACTATAATTTAATTTTTTGGAAAAATATTTATCAATAATATAATAAAAAAATATCTTATCAATTACATCATCTATTTTAAACATTTTTTTTAATATTATTAAAATCTCATAATCATTCATCTTATATTATTATGACGATAATCTTTATATTTATTAATTTAAATAATCCTCGATTATACAATTAAAACTTTGAGATGTTGTTGATATAATTGACATAAAATTAAAAAATGTTGTTGCTAATAAAAATACAGATGATGATAATGGAATTTGATTTAAACTGATATTTTCAGGAAAGCCAACAGAACATATATTACTTGTTCCAGCTGAAATATTTGATGACATATAAATGTCATATTGTAATATTTGTCTATTATTATTTGAAGTAAATACGCCTGATAAAGGTAGACATTTAATAGAAAATGTTCTATATGGTAAATTTGCAGTTAATCCATCTAAATTTAAACTTTGAGTATATAATGATAAATTAATATCATATTTAAAATAATTTGTTCCACTTAATGTTACAGCATTACTACAATTAATTGTAAACCCTCTTTTTTTACTTAAATTAGGCAAAATATTTGAATTCAAATATCTTGATGCTAATGATGTTCCATTTTCTATAATAGTTGAAGATGATATTTGAGTTGCATTAATATTCGATGTTGTTATATTAGAATTTACAACTAGATTATTAGAAACATTAATATTACTTGAATTTATTGTGTTAACACTATTTATATTACCACCGCCTCCAAATATTAAATTTCCAGCCATTGTAACAGATCCACCACCATCAATTATTAATCTTGCATTTCCACTATTATTAAAAAATGTAGTATTTGTTCCATTTAATGTAAAAATATTAACTCCGTTAACATACCAATTAAAATTGTTATTTATTGGAATAGAATTCCATAATGAATCAGTATTAATTCCAATTGAATATGGATATACACTTGTAGCTGTTCCTGATTTAAGAATAATTTTATCTCCATTTCCTCCAAAATCGGTTGTAAATGAAGGTAAACTAACAGATGATATATTACTAATATTAATTTTTCCATTAATGTCAAATAATGTTTTAGGATCAGATACTCCAATACCTACATTACCATTTGTTAAAACAGTAAATCTTGGTATAGTTTGAAATGTTGATGTATTTAAAACAAATCCATTAGGACATTCAATGAATGAAGTATTTATATAATAATTTGGATATGCTGTTCCGCCTAATCCAATATACATTCTCAAATTTCCATTATTTCTTATTTCTATATCAGCAACTGATGCTGATGCTGTATTTATTAATCGTAGACCTTCTGATGATGTTGTAGTTATTGTTGTTTGAGTTGTTATATTACCACCTCCAGATAATAAAAGATATCTATCTGCTAAATTTGTATTGTTTTCTCGAATTGTTGTAGCATTTAATGTTCCATTTACTTGCAAAGTTGTTGATGGATTAGATATACCAATGCCTACATTTCCATTACTATCAATTATCATACGTTCATTAGCTCCATTTGTAAAAAATTTAATGAATTTAGTAGCACCATTTGTATTTAATATTATATTACCACTATTTGTTATTATTCCAATATCAGTATTAGCATTTTCTTGTAATATTGTATTTACAGAATCAATACCATTTAATCTTAATCCTCCTAAATTTGCATATCCAGAAACTTGAAATGCGAAATTTTTATTAGCACCATTCCATGTTGCATTTTGAGTAATTTGCACTATTGGTTGACCTGCTCCTGTAGAACTTCCTGAAACTGTCAATAATGTTGCAGTAGATTGTGCTGTTGTTGTCCCAACACAAACATTTCCTACACCAGTAATTCGCATAACTTCATTTGCAGTTGTTGATGATATTCCTACTCTAAATTGAAATGCGTCAGTAGTTGATGGAATATTATGAATTAATCCAGATGTAGCTCCAAAACCTGTATATTGATAATCATTTCCCAAATCATATAAAGATATAACTTTTAATATTGCTCCTGCATTTACATGCAATCTTGATAATGGATTATTAGTTCCAATACCAATTCTAGTATTTACTATTAGATTTTGAGAAACAGTAGCAGTTGTATTTGTGATTGATAGGATATTTCCATTTCCACCATTAAATCCAAGATTAATTGATCCTCCTGAATTTGTAGCATAATTTAATGTAATACCTATATTATTTGTAGTCGGACTATAAATAGTATTTGTACTATCATTTCCACCTATTCTTAAATGATTACCAACATACAAATAATTATTAAAATCAATATACATTCTTGTATTCAATGTGCCACCAATTGTTCCATTAGTAAAATATAAATTTGATGATGATGTAAATAATCTCCAAGAAGCACCACCAATATCCCATAAATTTAGTGCAGATGAAGCATTTCCATTTCCTATATAAAAGTCAGTACTTGATGTACCATTGTAAACTCTTGCATTACCATTAACATCTAATTTATAACCAGGTGAAGCAGTATTTAAACCAATGTTATTTAAAGTATTTATATATATGGCAGACGAACCTGAACCAGATTGTAATATTAAATTTGTGGATGATCTTAAAATTATATCTCCTGTTCCAGCCGATGTCGAATACATTTGTCCTTGAGTTGACGTACCCAATGTATTAGTGCCTGATGAACCGATTTGTATACATGGTGCTGATGCTGTATTTATAATTAAATTACCTGTTATTGTTCCACCGCTTAATTGTAAGAAAATATTAGATGCTGCATTTGATGTTAATATAGTAGTTGGTATGTTAGATAATTTACCATAGTCAACTAATGTTAAGTTTGAACCTATACCAAGTAAAGTAGTAGTATTAGTTAAATTTGATTGATAAGCACTTAAACTAGCATTAGATGCATAAGCACTTAAACTTATATTTGAAGCATAAGCACTTAAACTTGCATTTGAAGCATAAGCACTTAAACTAGTATTAGAAGCATAAGCACTTAAACTAACATTAGATGCATATGCACTTAAACTAACATTAGATGCATATGCACTTAAACTAACATTAGATGCATAAACTGACAAATTTGGTAAATTTGATAATGTATTATAATTTACTAATGTTAAGTTTGAACCTATGCCAAGTAATGTAGTAGAATTAGTTAAATTAGATTGATAAGCACTTAAACTAATATTAGATGCATAAGCTGTTAAACTTGTATTTGAAGCATAAGCAGATAAACTAACATTAGATGCATATGCACTTAAACTTGTATTTGAAGCATAAGCAGATAAACTAACATTAGATGCATAAGCTGTTAAACTTGTATTTGAAGCATAAGCAGATA